TGAATATAAGTATTAACTCATTGATTTAAATACAGAAAGCACCAAAATAATCGTCATATCCGTACCCATTTATGTACACATCCCGTTAAGCATGCCCCGCACTTCCGTACGGGGCATGTTCTTTACTCCACTCCCACTTTTTTGTTGTACTCGCGGTTAAACCGATCCACGGCAATTTTCATATCCCGCTCAACCGATTTCACCATCGCCGACTGTTGCGCCAGACTGAGAGTACTGTCGGCGTAAATGGCATCACGCTGTTTACGCAAATCCTTCAGTCTCTTCCGGGTATCCTGCATAAGCCCGTTCATCGACAATTTTCCGTTGTTCTCGTCAATGAACGCCGTTCTTTCTGCACCGGTCAGACTCTTCAGCTCTGCGTGATACTGCGCAACCTCTGTCATCCGGTCGTACATCTTCTGCTGGTCAGCATACGGCATCACCTCACCTGAAATTTTCCCCAGGAAGGGCACCTGCTGCTCCGGTATATCAATACCATTCAGCGATTTCACCGCCGCATCCGTGGTTTTGGAAATGAAGCGCCCTGTCCCTCCGGAGATATAGTCCACCCAGTATTTCAGCGATTCCGGTGTGATATCCACCGCGCCGGGACGGTACTGGCTGCCACCAGAGAACGCATTCAGCCAGGATGCAAACGCCTTGTACGCTTCTGGCGTTGAACGTCTTCCCAGCTGGCTGTCAGGTTTTGGTGTACCAAACGGCATGTTCTCCTGGTAAATCTGCGCCCCCATGAAGTTTTCATTCATGGCAAGGTTCGCAAACGGACGCAGAATGGTCGGCGCTGCATTTTTCAGCAATGCCCCGGACAGTGTTTCCGACGTCTCACTGCCAATCGGGCTGAATGCACCAAGCACACCACCAACAACATTACCGGCAGCACGGGACGCCGTCAGGTCACCCGCCGCCACACCTTCAGCAGTATGCCCGAGCAGGAAGAAAACGTTGTACCCGTAAGGCAGAGGAATACTCCAGTACTCTCCGGCCTTGCCCCCGAACACCGATTTCATAATGACGAGGTTACGCTCTTTCACATGAGACGGCACCTTATCATACCAGTTAACCCCGTCATCATTCTCACCCGCCACGCTGCGGTTAAGCGAGCCAAGCAGATAACCTGCTCCCACAGCGGCAAGCGCGATTTTCTGCGGAACATTCAGATTCTTCCAGCGAAGGCGCTCCAGTAAAGGTCCCTCACCATTAAGATGTCCGAGCGTTCTCACCAGATTTGCCGTTCCCTGAATGCTGGCGTTGGCGAACATGTACAGCGAATTCATCAGCGCCCCCTGCTCACCACGACGGTTAAAGTTCACCGTCATGTTTTTGGCAAGAGACGCCGCCTGCTGGCGTGACAAACCGGCATCACGGGCGTGCTTATAGGCAGAAAGACGCAGAGCGTTTTCAACCGCACCGTTGGCATCCTCGACAAGGTTAAGGAACGAATTCCATGCACCGATACTCTGGCCTTTCCATCCCCCCTTCGCCAGTGAGACAAGGCGATCCATTTCCTTCTGCTGGCCTTCAAGGTCACCCATGTTAAACCAGCCGGTTTTCCCTCCGTCCTCAACAAACTCTTTCCACACCTTCTGCCACTGTGCACCTTTTCCCGTGAGGGTTTTACCACGCAGACTGGCGTATACGGCTGACATGGCAGAACGGCTGTCTTTCACCACAGCCAGGGCGGATAAGTTATCCAGCCCTTTCAGTTTACCGTCGCTCCTTCCCTGCTCCGCCTTCAGGTTCATCACCGCCGTCTGCACGTCACGGATGAAGTTACTGACCAGGAATTCCGGGTTATACGACGTGTTCACCGTTGCCAGGAAGCGGTTAACTTTCCCCAGCGTGCGGATTACGGCGTTACTGGTTTCCGGTCCCATATTCTTCATCGCACGCATCAGGCGCGGGTCATGGAGTTTGATGTAGTACGTTTTGCCGTTCTTTTTGGTGGTGAAGTACCGGTCTGCCATCATTGCCATCGCCACCGGACGCTCGACAACTTCGCGAATGGTTTCACCAGTTTCCTGGTCCTTGCGCTCTGCAATCACACGCATGGTATCCGGTCTGTCATCAGTGAATACCTGCCAGTAATCCTTGTCGGGATTATCCTGTACCAGTTTCAGGAAGGCGTTACCCACTTCGTTTTTGCGATGGCGGATCAGCGATTCGCTCAGGTCCTGTATCGCCTGAGTGGACGGAGACTGTGCACGGGATGCACGCCCCATGGCCTGCCTGCTTTCACGTCCGCCGATAGTGAAGCCCTTACCTGTACGGGGCAGTGACACCACACCGTCAATATCCTGACCTTTCAGGGGAACGTAGTAACGGTAGGCGTTCTGCCAGGCATCCACCACACCACTCTCTTCAAGTCCAGCCTCACGGATAAGCTCACGGCGACGGGCCAGCATATCGTCAATAATCCCTGCCAGACGGTCATACTGTGCCTGTTTGCCACTGTTACGTACACGCTGCATGATTTCCGCCGCTTCCGCGTTGGTCATCCCCGAACCGCCGTCCGGCATTTTCGGGTTGATTTTCGCGATATGCGCGTTACGTTCCGGCGCGTGACGGGCGTAGAGGTACTCATCCAGATCGGCCTGCGCAATTTTGTAGTCCGCCAGTAATTTAGCCAGTGGCTGAACGTAGCGCTCCTTCATCACGTTCAGGTCGTTTTCCGCCTTCCCGTGGAAGAGTTCTTCCGCCATATAAGCGTTGTTACTGTCGTCTATTTTTCCGCCAGTTTTACGGATGTTCTCCTGAACAGCTTTCAGCACCTGGAATTTATCCTGCATCTGACGCACAAAACGCGATGCAATTGTCTCTTCCGGTGTCAGACTGCTGGTACGGGAGTAATACGGCCCCTTGCGAATATCTTCAGGATAGAGTATTTTATCTACAGAGCCGCGATAAGAACGCTCCTCTTTGGGCAATTGAAGCCCACTGTACTGAGGGTTATCGCGGCTTAATTTTTCCTTCCGGTAAAGCGTCAAACCTGCTTTATCCAGGCTATTAGCTTTGTTCATCCCCCCTTTTGTTCCATATACAGAAGCCACCTTGTTAATTTCTATTCGTTTATCTGTTGCCTTCATGTGCACTGCCGACACCACCGGATCACCATTTTTATCCACGGCATCAAGCAGCATCACAACCGCATTTCTTTCTGTCGCGGAACGGTAAATTGCATCCGGATCGTGCATCAGTTCCGGTAGTCTCTCGATAACATCCATCGGCACCACATGTTTCACTCCATTGGTGGCCTTACGCACAGTGTCGCGGGAGATAACCAGCGGCAAATCTGGTGCGCCAAGGTGACGCAATACCGGCGGCGTACGCCCGATGTTTACCGTTAAATCTGTGGTGCGCAGAGACTTCATCATTCTGGCAAGGTCATCACGATAACGCTCGCCCTCACCTTCCGGCACTTTGAACGGATCAGGCTTACCGCTACGGGAGTACTGAGACGATGCGCCAGCGCCATCCTCACGCGGCGTGTAACCTTCCCGCACACGCTGGCCTAACGTGCGAATAGTTTCGCGAACAAGTCTGATATCGTTCAGCTCTGTCGGCTTCAGTAACCCCGTGCGACGCAGTACCCCTTTGACCAGGGCAACAACACGCTCCCACGCCGCCACAAATTTATTCGGCTGTTTCTCCGCCATATGTGCCAGAAATTCACCTGCCTGCACTTCCGGTGATTCCTTACCATAAGACGCATCAACCTTACGCCAGGCGTCACGGATGGTGGCGTTATCACTGTCACGGGTTTTCAGTACGGTCTTAATAATCGTCTGATATTCCGCTGGCGTGACTACATGCTCCATTGCATGGTGAATAATCTCGTGACGTAACTTCTCGCGAACGGTCCGCCCGTCAGGGATGTTATCCGCCACCAGGACAATTTCACGTTTATCCGGACGATAGAACGCGTGCACCTTGCCGTAACCGTCGAATGATTCACCCGCCAGTGCTTCAGCCTCTTTCTGTGACTTCACCACGCGGACCTTCAGGTCACTGTCCTTAATGCCACTAATCACGCCACGGGCAACAGCTTCAACCTGCGGGACCGGACTGCCTTTGGCTTCCGCACTGCGGTTAACATCCGAAATCAGATTGCCTTCAGGTGTGCGGGTCACGCCCTTACGGGAATAAAACGCAACTCCCTTGTCCGTCTCACGGGTTTTCAGTGTTCGGAACAAGTGATCGAATGCCTCACGAATACCGCCATCCAGTTCTGCATTCGTCGGATAAGCGTAGGTGTCCGGCTGTCCATGGTCATCCGCCTTACGGATATTGACCAGATAATCATTCTCCACGCCAGCCATACGCGCTTTATCCTGAACATAACGCTCAAAGGCTCGCGCCGCCATTTCAACATCCGTTGACCAGTACGGTTTTGAACGAACGCCATCCAGGCGTTCAGAACGACGCAACATGTCACTGCTGTTAATGGCTTTCATCACGCCTTTAAACGCGTCGTAAACCTCCTGACGTACCGGATATTCCGCATCAACATACCTGCCGTCTTTAAATACGCGCCCGGCACGCTGTGCTTCCGTCATATAGTCGCCACCTGACGTGATCTTCCCGTCAGTGGAAACATCATAACGACCAAAATAATTATCCAGTGAATGGAACCATTCGTGGGCCAGCGCCCCCGGTCCGTTACCTTTTGTCAGGTTGATTGCCACCTCACCCGGCTCATAGTGTGCCGCCGCCTTACCCTTACCACGGGCACCAAATGCCAGGCCAAGACGACCGTTCAGGGAAAGCGCTTTTGTCGGTACATTCAGTACTTCCGCAAGGTCATGCAGCGAGTCATAAGCCCGGTTCAAATCAGCCTGACGACGCGGACCTTCCACGTAGTTACCAAACTGCACACCACGGAAACCAAACGCATCACTGAACTGCTCCGGTGAAACATCCCCTTTACGGCGTTCTGGTCCGGTACGGTCGCGGTTGGTGGCGTTACGCTGCTCCTCACGCGAAATCTCCCGCATATCCTTCACATGACGAACAAGCTCATCACGATGTGAATCAATGTACTTACGCGCATCACTGGCTGACTTAAAGCCACCTCTCACCCGCATTTTGTTTTTACCGTAAGCGATAAAAATATCGCCACTGCGGGTATTCCGGTAAACGTCAAAGCGGATTTTGTCATCCGGTGAAGGCGCTGTTTTTTCATCACCTTTCGCCTGTGATTTTTCCTCCTGCTCTGCAAACCAGACTTTCGCCTTTGTCAGTAATTCATCCCTGCTTTCCGAGAAAAAGAGGTTAGTCCCCTTATTGTCCTTATTGCGCAGTGAATAAAGTTTCTGTGGCGGATCGTAACGCTTCCCTCCTGCCGCCTGATACACACCCGATACCACCCGATAAGCAGAAGCCCTGTCCATCTGTGAGGGTGGCAGAGTGCGTAACAGTTGCCAGGTATCCGCGTAACGGGAGGGCATTCTGCCTTCCATCCATTCTGCGAGGCGTTTCGCGCTGACCGTTCCGTTCAGCATTTCCGATACACTGTGTCGTACTTTTTTTACGCTCTCCCCCCAGCCTGCCGTATTGTGTTTCGTCTTCGCCGGAATATCGCTACGATACAGAGCTATCATTGCCAGAGTGTCAGCATCGGCACCTTCGTTCGCCAGTTTTGCGTAGTCCGGTTTCGGGAACAGTTTGCTCAGCGGCTGCGTGGCATAATCCCTGTCTTCCAGCGTTTTACCCAGTGTTTCAGCAAGCTGTGCATAACGGTGTTTGGCTGCCCCTTTAATTTCCTCGCCAAAGTCTTCAATTTTTTTGCCCCCGGCAACACCTCCGCGTGCGGCACCTTCACCATCAGTAGCAGCAACTGTTTCAGACTCATGTGCTGTTGTTTCAGCATGCGGGATGTCGCGAACTTCTCCTGTCTGTCGGCGTACTTCTGCCTGCTGTGCCAGCTCAGGTAATGAGTTGCGAACAGTTCGGGGAAGCTGTTCAGGCTGAGGCATGCGGACATTGTGTGTAATGTCAGGAGCCGGTAGCCCTTCACGTACCGGGGCGGTAACACTCTGCTCATCCGGTGACGGCAGACCACGACGAACAGTTTCGCCCTCCAGTATTTCCCCCTGGCGACCAGCGGCGTTTTCCTGTGCCGGGCCGCGTCCTTTCTGGAAACTCTGGCCCTTAACCTCACCGGTTGTGGTAAAACGACCACCACGTCCGGCCTGATTCTCATCCGGCGTACGCGCCACCTCTCCCGGTAACGGATATCCCTGTCCGGGATGAATATCGCCGGGGGCGGGCAGACGCGGACGCTCAGTTAACTCCTGTGCTGTCGGACCGGCATCACCTTCAGCCATCTGTGAACGTACAAGCTCCTCCGCCGTCGGCGCGTTGCCACGGGCAAGGCGGGCCTGTACCTCCGTATCATCCCCCGTGAAACCACGGAATCGCGGGTCACGCATGAACGCGGGCTGCTCCATCGGGTCAGCATCAGCAATACGCTCTCCGTCAGCCAGGGTGTTAATGGTTTCCGTTGCCACATTTTCAGAGAACGCAGGATTATCCATTTCAACGGCATACTGATTCTCGCCTTTCTTCACTACGGACGGTTTCAGGCCGGTGGCGGCGGCATTACGGAAAACATCACTCCCCATGGCGCTTTTCTCATCCGTGAAATAACGGTTGTCCGGGCGCACCTTTTCAATGCGTTCCGCTGGTCTGGACGCACCATTCCCGTTAATTTCAATGCGGACTTCATTCGGGTCCCGGAACCGCACCGTCGGGTAAATGCTCCCGTTACCATCCTCCGCATTTTCAGACTGTGACTGTGCTTCCGGCGTCACTTCCTGTTGTGGGCGAATGACTTCTCGTATTGCCTGAAACTGTTGTTCTTCAGTCTCGGTGCGCCCCTCTTTCTGGCTGAGTCTGCGGTATTCCTCAAGCAGTTCAGAACGCGGCTTCGCCTTCAGCTCATTCATCACAGCCTGTCGCTTCGCCTGTTCGTCCAGTTCATTCAACAGCTGGCTGGCGGCTTCCCGGCGATGAGTTGCGGATGCGTCACCCTCTGTCGCCATATCCGCATCAGCATACTGCTCCAGAAGCTGCTCGCGATTCATCCCCTGCATGGATTCACGATGCTGCGCCACCGGATCAACAGATTCTGGTTGCGGGGCTGCGTCGTCCTGCTGTACGACTTCAGCCTCACGCATGGCGGCTTCATCTGCCGCCTGACGTCTGCCACGATATCCGGCAACCGCACCGAATGGTGCCCCCATCGCAGCACCAAGGGCTGCACCTTCGATCGTTGCGTCAGCCACGCCCTCCCACGGCGACACATCCATTCCGGCGGTATCACGCAGTGCCATGTTTTCCTGATAGCGTGAATAGCCGCCCTGCGCCGCATTAATCGCCCCCTGTTCAGTGGCGTTTCTGATCATGCCGCTTTTAACGGTATTCGCCGTGCCCCGCATCGCCAGATTAAGCAACTGAGCATCGCCCAGTTTTGCCGCCATGGCATTCACAGCCAGCAACTGAGGATCGGTTGCCAGTTGCGCACGCACCTCATCAGCCACACGCTCTTTTGCCAGGTCCATTTTCTGGCGATCAGTAAGCTGTGCGTGCTGCGGGTCGGCGTCAATGGACAAAAACGTCTGCTGAAATTTCGGTGACTGCGCCAGCTCAGAGTAATCCGCATTAAGAACAGCATCTGCTGCCGCCATTGCACTCTGCCCCTGTGCACTTACTGTGGAATGGGTGATCAGGCCCGCCCGGAATAAATCCGGCATTTTTTTATCGACAGCTTCTGCTGCCAGTGCCGTGGCTCTTTCCGGCTGCATCCCTGCCGCGATGTATTTTTTCTCCAGCCCGGCGGTCAGCATTTTTCGCAGTGTGACATCACCCACCTTTTTAGCCACACCGCCAGCAAACACATCTGCCGCAACGGCACCGACAAAATTCATCCCCTTCGTCAGCCAGACTGCGGGATCATCATAGCCTTCACTCATTGGCGTATTCAGCGCACGCACAGCACCCGGCGACATATTATCGGTCAGCCATTCATCCGAGGCTTTAGCACCATCACTGACAGCCTTACCGGTTGCCTTCAGACCTTTACCGACAGTATCAGTAACCGCGTTTTTGCCATCAGGCAGGGTATCGATGACCTCATCAGCCCCCCTGCTGCCACCGGCAAAAATATCCTGCACAGTTGCGACACCCGGCAGCCCCATACGGCTGAACTCATTTAAAATACGCGCCCCTGTTTTTACCGGGCTCTGAATCATCGCATCACCGAGTCCACGGGCCATTTCCCCTGTTCCCCGGACGGACTGGGCGAAACCTTTACCCATTGTTGGCAATACATCGCCCAGGCTGAACGACGTACTGTTATCCTTCCAGCGATTCGGATCAGAGAAAAATGCTTCATAGCTGTCAGTTTCGCCGGGTTGCTGAATGTTCAGGCTGTTACGATTCTGGTTACCGAGTTGCGCCTCAGGACGCTGTTCCTCTGAATAGGCCATACAGACTCCATAAAAAAACCCGGCACAATGGCCGGGCATCAGGAAATGGTATTAATGGAATATCGTGAATTACTGGGCGTAATTCTGTTTCAGTCCACGGATAAACTGAGATGCAGATGAAGCACTTTCATCTCTGGCCTGTTCCCCCCTGGCCTTTTGAATACGGAGAAAATTCGCATACCCGTTCTCCAGCAATTTCTGATTCTGAGGTTCCAGCATTTCAGGCTGACGGGCCGCTACATTTCTGGCAAATGACAGCTTATCAGGATCATCTCCCGCCCAGTTGATAACCTGTTGCTGAAGTTTTTGTTGCTGAATTTTCTGTTGATGCGGTTGTGAACCAGTCGCAGCATAATATTCATCCACCGCAGCCTGAGCATTACCGCCATTCTTGATCGCGTCCGCCGCTACGTTGCTGGCCCCCTTCTGAAGCTCTTTCAGAGAAAGTCCCTGCTGCTTCGGCATAAAATAACCATAATTTTTCGATATCTCTGCAAATTTGCTGCGATCCCTGACCTGAGCGATAGCCTTATCAACGGGTATCGCCAGCACGGTTTGATCATCAGGGTGCGCACTGCCGTATTCTGTTACAGGTTTATGCGCGGTGGAGCCATCGCTGTATGTGAGATCAAGGCCAATAAGTACGTACCCTTCCTGCTGCGCTGGTACGATACTGCCAATCCTGGCCTCTTTTATCGTTTTTTCCCCGGTTGAATCAGGCATGCCAATACGCTGTTGTAGTTCCGGGGCAAACACGCCGGAAAGCACATCGAGATTTTCCGGGGTATTCAGCGAATCGATCGCCATGTCCGGCTTATCACCAAAGATTTTTTGCAGGTTGATCACGGCCTGACCCGCTTTCGCTGCATAGCCTTCGTTTGACATAAGAATTAATGGATGTCCCTTTGGCAGCTGCCCGAACAGACGCGTTGCAGCCTCCTGATCGCCAGCCTCAATTGCTTTTCCAAGCGCTTCCATTAGTGGCTGGCTATGGGCAATCATATCGTTATACTCAAGCCGTCGCTGGTTGTATTTCTGCAACTGGAGTCGTTGCTGTTCCATCCCCAGCGACGCATTCCGGTAATTCTGGTTAGCGTTAAACTCCCTTTCCTTCAGTGCATAATTACGGTCGTCAACTTTGGCTCTGTAATCAAAGTTCCGCTGATCAACGTTTTTATTATGTTCAAACTGAGACTGCGCAAACTCAAAATCGCGCTCGTTATTTTTCTGTTGCCGGGCAAGCTGTGCTTCACGCAGACCAAGCTCCTTACGACGGGTCATTGCCTGGTCAACGGTGCTGAATCCGGCAAGTACCCCCTGTGCAAATCCGCTCATTCACCACTCCTTAAAACAAAGAACCAGCAATGCCGCCAATTACTGCTCCAGCAACAGCACCAACAGGACCACCAACGGATGCGCCAATAGCCACCCCCGTACCAATGCCCGTACCGATATTCTGCTTGTTCTGCGCTTTCTGTTGCGCCGCCATCTGTTTGTTCGCAGCCTCAATTTCTTCACGTCGTCTGTCTGCGTCACTTATTCCCTGTAATGCCTCACGCCGCGACTGATTTGCAATATCCAGTAAACCGTATCCCATATTGCCCCCTTACGCTGCCACCAGTTGGCCGCCAACACTCAGTTTCTGTCTTGCCGGTGCAGAAGCCCCCGTCAGAATATTCATCTGGCGATCCTGTTCGGCTTCACGGATACCATTTTTCGCGCCAGCAATTGCCAGGGCATTACGTAACCCCAGCGTATTACTGTCGGGATTATCCGGGCGGTTTACCCCGTATCTCGCCATCTGGTTATCCTGCGCCATCTGCGCTGTACGGAGACTGGAAGTGGCAAGGCCTCCCACCCGTGCAAGCTGTGCATTCATCAGACTGTTGTTCTCCCCAAGGTCAGCCAGCCTTGCTACACGGGGTAAATATCTGGTGCGCCAGTCGTCGTATTGCTGGCGGGTCAGCGCTGCGGATGTCTGCCAGTCCCCCTGAGGGCGGGCTGCTCCGGTATAACCGTATCTTGCAAGTGTTTCGTATTTACCGTACTCCATAATCACAGTCTCCAGTTCTGAGCCTGATGCTGAATGGCATTAGCGCCGGTGCCAGGTGTTTTAGCACCGCCACTTCCTCCGCTACCGCCAGCCTTATGCATCGCATATGCACCTGCCGCACCCAGACCAGCGCCAACAAGAGAGGCTCGCCCCTGCTGTTTCGTAAACGCCGCCTGTGCATCCGATTTAGCTTTTGCCAGACTGCTGTCTGCCAGAGAGTTAAAACTCTGTAACGCATCCGCCTTCTGACCAGAACCGAGAGCAGCAACATCCTGTAGCCCGGCAACATACTTATCTGCCTGCGATACCTGCCCCCGTGTGGTTGTGTCAATCTGCCCGGTTACCTGGTCACTCTGGTTCGCATTCATTACCGCATTAAAACGACCACTGGATGGGTCAACGCCGGACTGAGCAAGATTACCCGCAAGCTCCTTCCGTGCTTCGCCAAACTGTTTCTGATACCCCAGATTTGTGGTGCCAGCAATATTGTCGTACTGCTGCTCACTGTTCAGGTCATCGACCTTTTCCATGAAGTTATCTTCAGCCGGGCGGAGGATATTTTTGTAATCCTGCCACCCTTTCCAGGCCACTTCTTCCTGTGCTATTTGCGCTGCTGTTGGTTTTACTTTGGTATCACCACCGCCTTTACTTCCACCCATAATGGCCCCCTGGATAACAAAAAACCCTGCCGGAGCAGGGTCAGAATGTGAATTACAATGTTGGTTTAAACACAATGATGAAAACTGTAGCAGTCAGACCGCTATCCTGAACACCATGAAGCCATCCTCATCATCCGGCATTCGCTCAAAGCCCAGTCGTTTTCCCAGCCGGATAAATCCCCGCCTTGCCGTATGGAACTCAGCCCAGCGTCCGCCAGCCAGATGGGTTAATGTCTTCACCTCCGGCAGGTAACGCTCAACGCTGTTACTCCCCGTACACACGCCCAGCAACACCAGAACATAAGGGATACCATCAGCACTGAGCACAGAACGCAGCACCAAAAAGCCATCAGGTGCCTCAAAACAAAACGCCTGCTTTTTAAGGCAGGCGTCTTTAACTTCATTCATAAATTCAGGGTTGCGGGAATTTCTCACAACACGCTGCATATACCAGAGAATTTTATCGTTCATTCTCTCACCTGAAACGGGTGCCATATCGGCTGAACCTCAGCAACCAGTTGACGGGGACTCTCGTCCCCGTCGCGGTTTTCCTACTGCTTACACTGTAAGAACGCCGCAAACTCCGCTCCCCACAAATTCAGCCGGAACTCACACAGTGAACCGTGCAACATCCAGATGGTGAAGATAACCGTCATGCAAATTGTGACGGTGATAAGCGATTTTTGCGACATAGCGCTTGACTCCTTTTACAGAGAGGCGCTAACCTTCTACTTGCTTAAGGTACGAAGTGTTAGGGCCTCGGGTTAACGTTAAGTTGACTCGGGGCCTTTCCACATCAGGCCTTCAGGTTCACCCTCCAGCCATCAGCCGAAAGGCACCCACGCATAATTTACGGTTTTTGCCCTGTACGGGCAATAAAAAACCCGCCATCACAGCGGGTAGTAAACGGTTACCGGATACAGGTCAGAATTTCAGGCCAATGCCAGCAGTAACGCCACTCGTGCGCCAGTCGCCAGAGCCGGAACCTTCGTAAGCCACATCCAGTGTAACACTCTCATTCAGGTTAAACTGTGCACCTGCAGCCCACGCAAGGGAGGTTTTTTTCGTGCTGTTGCTTTCAGAAAATCCGCCACTACTGTTAATATTGTCCTTAATTTTCAGGTCAGCGCTAACTTTAGCAACGCCCATCCCTGCCATCGCATATAAACTCATGTACTGATTAACCCGCCATGAAGGCCCCGCTAACAGACTCCAGTAATTCGCCCTGATATCCGTTCCGGCAGAAGCTGCCGGATTCTTAATCTTCCTGCTATGATCGGCTGACTGCACATCAATAAATGTCTGTGAGTTAGTGAGAGAACGCGTCCATGTAAAAGAGGTGATAACGCCAAAATCATCCGTTATCTCGTAGCGATACCTGATATTAATGCCCTGTGGATTTTTATCCTTGCCTTCATATCCACTGACCCGACCATCTGTATATTCGCCCAATGAAGAAAAGTAGTTTCTGTTGATGAAATGACTGAAAGTCTCCCTGTTATGAGCAGTCGCATCCTTTACAAAATCCTTCAGTCCCGGAAACTGAAAGTGCGCATACCCCAGAGAAATTGTATGCTCTCCTTCTGCTGCATGTGCAGATAAATTTACACAGGCAATCCCGGAGATTGCACACACAACCAGTGTTGCTATACTCTTCATTTAAGATATCCTGTTTTCAGATAACACGCTAAACTTTTTAATAATACATCTTTTTAGACATTTTAAATGAATATTAAAGACTCGCTTCAACTAATCATATACTGATGTATTAATAACCAGGACCTTATCTATATACGGCTTTCGAATATCCCATGTTGCACCACCGGAATAATGCTCACAGGAATATATTTTATTTCCTGTAGCACCAGTGGATGTGGTATAAATCGGTCGATCATAAGGAGTTCTTTTCCAGTTATAATACCCGACCAGTGCAGGCATGATTGCGCATGGATATCCAAGGTCCTTTTCAAATTTGATATCAACAGGTATTAACTTCGCGTCAAGCAGCATCATTTCGCCATGATAAATCATCTCACCGTCCGGGTTATACATGGCGATACCATACTCAGAAGGTGGAGTAACCATATTCGCGAAAGCATAAACCGTCGTAACACCAGGGTTCGTTCCCCTGGCAATTACATGAAGCCTTAGTGCATGATATCCATCAATCTGTTCATGCGTGTACATGACATCGGCCTTCTTCTCTGTTCTGATAAAGAAAAAACAACTTTTGCCTGACGGGATTGATGTTTTAAAAAAAGACTTTTCAGTCGCCGGTATGGTGCCTTTGTTGATCAGACACTGCGGCGTAAAACCTGGACTTATCCATACGCTGCCATCCGGCTTCATAATGCTCAAACCGTACATAACACTTATCCCCAGAATGTATAAATATAAGATCCCATACCCTGCTCAAGATTCGACCACGTCACCGTATTGTCATTAATGGTTATCTTCGGTACTTTCCGATCCGCAAATACATTATTCCAGGGAAATAAACAACATACAGCCTGCAATGATTTCCCGTCGGGTTTATTAGTGTACGTCTTTGAGCCAGACTCCGCTGTAAATCTGTCCAGGAAAAATACTGGAGTCAGCACGCCCGTAACATTAACGTTATTTCTGTTATAAATGGCAAAACCGTATTCCAATACTCACCTCCTGATCAGCGTAATCTGCCTATGCGAACAGCCAGTCGTCCATTCTGGTCATAAACCTCAATTTTATCATTGCGGATCACCAGTCCTACATTCTGATTAGAGTAACGAATTGTCAGTTGCCCTTGTGACGTAACACTGAAAAGGCCTCCAATATTCAGGTTACCCTGAGAATCAACCTGAAAGTTTCCGTTCTGAATAACGGCACTCCGGATAACTGGCGAAGTGATACTTACCCCGGCTTTTACCTCATCCGCCACAACCTTCCGTGACACCAGTGTTTCAATCACCGCGTCATAAATCATCGCTTTCGGGATCACTACCTTGCCACCTGATACCGCAAACGGATAGGCTGTGTTATCCGGATTATTCGGGTCAAAGACAAACAACTGCGACGCAGAAATTGCAACCTGACTTACAGGCCTGCCTTCACTGTCTTTTCCGGCGACAATCCCGATCCCCGCAGTGATACCATCAACTCCCGCTTTTTTTGACCACATTGCAAGAAAAGCTTCACCGCCTTCTTTATCCAATTTAGTGATGCGCTTGTCGACCTCATTAAGCGATTCACTGGTTGACGAATCCAGTGTGCTAATGCGGGTTTCAATACCACCAATCGTTCTTGTCGTTTCTTCCCTGAGAGTCCCTACAACTTCGGTTGTCTTAATTGCAGCATCCTTTACAGCCTGCCCCTGCGCGTTTTTTATTTCTTTACGCAGCTCGGACACAACCGGCGACTTTGCAGCCTCATCGCGGATCTGGTCAATGATGGCCTTCACGCCGATCTGTGTTTGTGCCTGAGTGCCTTTTTCAGCATTCCATGGACCTTTCACTCCTGCCGCGTTAACAAAACGTATCCAGTAAAATCCCGACCAGCCAGGGTCAACCGGATCGCCGTAAACCTGCCCCGGCGTCGTGGCAACCAGCACTGCATCAGCAAGGTCATCCTCCGTACCCCGCCAGATTTCAGTCAGTGAATGTCCGCGATAATTAGGCATATCCCATTCAAGAAGAACCGAGCCAAATCCACCGGTCGCCTTAAAATTCAGCGGTTTTGTGGGAAAATCAACAGTCATTAAAGTACTGTCAATCTCAATACCCGGATTCAGTGCATATGAGGCACCACCCGATGTTCGACGCCGGGCGAGTTTAAGACCAACCAGTTCCTCACGGGTCACAAATGCGTGACGTCCGTCACCACGCTGCCCGGTGCCAATTTCCATATTCTCCACAACAGTGGATAAATCCTTCCCCGCACGCCACGGTTTTCTGGTCATACCGGCATCTCCGACATTGATGTACTCAGGGTTATTCGTTCCACCTGCCCGAATCCGGATACCATCACCTGCCAGTTTTGCCCGGTTGCTGCCGGAAGTCTCACCACACTTCCCTTAAACGTACCCGGCGCAAAATGAATCACAGGAACATCATCAGCCATAATGGTGATCCCCACCCGCTCAGGCGCCGGAGATTTCACCCTGATACAGGAAAAAGAGGTTCTTTCAGGTAATGAAAAAATTTTTGAATGCCACCTTATCGTGGAGGGCAGAGCCCCCCCGGCAAGCACTGACATTTTGTCTCCTGTCACCACGCGCATCATATCTTTCGCGAGATCAACCCATGCGCAGTCAAACGGTGTACTGAGATAACGGATATCCATGTTCACCGGACTGAATACAAACACATCCTGCTTACCATCCGGTTTCGTGTAACAGGCAATGTATTCACCACGCCAGGGATAAGCCACAATGGAGGCCGGATTAAACTGACTCTGCCACTGTTCCGGTGAAACAATCTGTTCCGTCGCCAGCGCGGCATTACCGTTTGCATCAACAGACACCAGGCCATTTGTTCCTGCATACAGCACAAAACCCTCCATCGCAACCATACTCCGCCTGCTCAGACACGCCTGCATTGAAGGGATTTTGGAACCAGAAATTGTGGACGGTGATACCCCACTGAACAAATAAGGCTCCCCCTTTGTCGCCACCACCAGTGACGTTCCCAGCGGACAGATAGCTACAATATCTTCTGCCGTCGTGTGACGATTCACTTCCGGCCATGCATACGGCAGATACGCTTCCGAAAACATCACTTCATTACCGGCAAACCCGGCGGCAATACCGTTAGCCATCAGGCAAAGGCCTGTCATATTCTCTGGCGGCGGCAGGTAATCCCATGTCGCCAGGGAAGGCCCAAGGTTTTTCGCCGGTATTTTGTCCGTGTAACTGAGCACGGATGCATCCAGTTCAGCCACAAGTAAAAAATCCGCCTCCCCTCCACCTGATGCAGAGCGATAAATCCGGCGACGTTTAATACTGGCATTCTGCAATGGCACCGGAGCCAGCGTCAGTTGTACCGCAGTTCCCGGAGTACGGAGTGTTACCTCCAGAGACGCCGGACCTGGCGGACCTTCTTCACCATAATCTGAGACAAAGGTTTCCGTATAAAACCGGGTTTCATCATCATTCGGGTTATCGTCGGAAACATCACCGCCCTGCTGAACAGTACAGACAGGAGCTGTCGTCGGCGCGGGGATCCCCAGACGATACGATGATGTCGGGTGATTCCCGTCCCCTTTTGTGGCAATAGTCGCATCCGTCACTTTAGGAAAACGCCCGTCAGTGTAGTAAATACGCCCGTGGGGGTCCTGAGCGATCGGACTGCGGATCACATCCACCACATCCGGCCATGCAAACCAGAAATCGTCACGGTAATGAAAAATTGTTTTTGGCTTAATTGTGAATGTTTTCTCAACCCCGGATATCTGACGTTCTGGTGTAATAACACCAAACCGGAAATGGCAGTCCTCCGCCAGTACAGCGGAATGCTCGGGCAGCATGGATGTCACAACGCGCGGCATCATCCCACGCATCGTGGTGATATCGATATAGGGCATAGAAATTCCTTTGACTGCTTCAGGCTTAAAAATCAGGGGATTTATGATGGAATTCGCTAAAATCGCGATCGGCATCACTGAAACAAAATGCCTTGCATGACATTCTGATGATGACTAAATAACTTCATTGATTATTGCAATTTTCTTTCGGTTTGGGGGAGCATATTGCTCCCCTTTTTTCACTGCATTATCATTGCCGCTGTAGCAACGAGAAGCATCACTCCGCACACGCAAGATGTTTCACACTCACACCATACAGTCCATTTTTCGCCATTCCCGTATACAGAAAGCTATTCACTGTCTTCGTGTGAATTCCCATTTCACTGGCAAGGCGACATTATGTACCCCTTTCAATTTTTCCAGATTCAGCTGAATAAAACGGCGTCCCTGATACATACTGCGCATTAAATGGCCCAACTGACTATCACAGATTATTAACCAGGATTCTTTACTATCCAGAATAATCCTGCGATTTTCCGGCATAAAAAACTCTTGAACCAGAATTACACGGCATCCTTCACTCCATCGTATTAACATGTTTATTACTTCACTCTCTAATAAGCCCCCCCCCTATACATGACAACAAAAACCGGAGCCGGACTCCGGTTTTTGTGAAGCTGTCGGCTATTTCATCCCGCCAATATTTTCCCACCTCCCGTCAGCACGCAGGATTTGCAGCGGTCTTACCACGCACTGTATCTGCTTTTTATCCGCATCCAGTATCACCACCTGCGTGATTACCCTGTCCTGCTCCGGGATAATGCCATTCTCATCTGACTCCAGAATGTCTGCCGGTCCCAGTCGCAGCTGTGCTGTAAGTAACTCCCCGTCTTCACGGTCATCATGCTTTCCGTGCCCGCACAGACGCTGCATAAGTTTTTTTAGTATGTTCATGTCATTCTCCTGTTCTGCCTGTATCACTGCCCACTTCATCAAGCCCCTTAACATCCTGCCACGGCCCGTCACCAAACCTGACCTGCAAATGCTGAAAAAAACCCTGAACCCGTGTGGCATCTTTGGGGGCAAGAAAGGTCAGTCCGGTGATGAGTGCGCCATCTGTATCCGGGAACCAGCCATTGCTGTTTGTCTCAATAATGTTTCCCGGCCCCAGACGGAACCGTATTTGTGTCTCCCCCGGGTCGCCCTTCGGTCCCTGAGGTCCGGTTGCCCCCACCGGGCCAGCCGCACCTGTTTCTCCTTTCGGTCCCTGTGGGCCTGCCGGGCCTGCCGCACCGGTATCTCCCTTTGGACCCTGTGGACCTGCATTTCCCGTCAGACCGGTCTCTCCCCGCTCTCCCCTGTCACCTTTCGGCCCCTGCGGGCCTGCCGGACCAGCATCACCTGCCGGTCCCCGTTCGCCGGTTGCCCCGACAGGGCCGGTGTCACCGCGCTCTCCCTTATCACCCTTCGGCCCAGCCGGACCTGCTGGCCCCGTGTCCCCTTTATCTCCTTTCGGACCGGGAACACCACCTCCTGCTGCAGCCTCTTCTGCCTTTGTTTTCGCTTCATTTGCCACATCCATTGCCGCTTTCACCGCTTTCGGGGTGGCAGCCTTCGTTTCATCATCACTGTCCGTTGCGCTGCTTAACTGCACAATTCCCTTCTGTGCCGTCGTTGCATCAGCCACATTTGCAGCGCTGCCTGCCGGACCTGGCTCTCCACGAGGTCCCTGAGGTCCGGTCTCTCCTCGTTCGCCTCTCGGACCTGCAGGACCAGGTTCACCTCGGGGGCCAGTCTCCCCACGCTCACCTCGTGCTCCCATCGGTCCCTGTGGTCCGGCTTCTCCTCGTTCGCCTTTAGGACCTTGCGGGCCTGCAGGACCTCCCGGATCACCTTTCTCGCCTTTTGGCCCCATATCCCCCTGGTCCCCTTTAGGCCCCCGCTCTCCGGTATCCCCCTTCAGGCCTGGTATTCCCTGCGGTCCTCGCTCCCCCTGTTCGCCCTTCTCACCACGCGGACCAGCGGGCCCTACAGCCCCCTGAGCACCAACGTCACCACGCTCACCTTTCGGCCCTGCGGGCCCTTGAGGGCCCACTGGACCTGTTTTGCCTTTAGGACCGACATCCCCCTTCGGACCAGTTTCTCCCTGAGGCCCCCGGGGCCCCCGTGCATTCTCAGCCATACGTCTGGCCTCTTCAGCACTGACAGTGGCAGCCTCTGCCCGCTTAAGGATCTCTCCGGCGCTCTCCTGCGCCAGCCTGGCCTTTTCAGCATGCTGTCTGGCTTTTTCTGCATCAGCTCCGGCGGCTTTTTCAGACTCTCCGGCACGGGTCGCAGCCTCAGTGGCATCAGTCGCTTTTTGTCCGGCTTCAGCCGCCCTGCTGGTTGCCGTCTTTGCACTGTCAGATGCACTCTTCGCACTGGCTGCTGCACTTTCTTTTGACTGTGTGGCCTGAGTGTTTTTTGTCGCCGTGTCTTCATTCAGGCGACGAATAGTGGCAAGGTCATCAGCCACATTATTCTGTATCTGCCGGAAATCTGTCAGCAGTTCTCCGGGTATGCTAACCTCAACAAGACTGCGGCGTAACAGCATATTGAGCGTCACCGTACTTTCGGTCCCCTCAATACGCACACGTCCGTAGACAGCAGTCTTCCCTTTCACCGTCACCGAAACCGCATACTCCCCCGGATCCATCGTCATTCCGTAATATCCACCTTCACGGGTCACTGCCGACGCACTGGTGCCGCTGAGCGCATCCGGTGAAACTGTCAGCGCCGTCAGGGTAATATTTGCTCCTGATATCGCCTCACCATCAGGAGATTTCAGCGTCCCCGAAACAACAACACTCACACTCCACCTCCGTTAAACACTTTTTTACGGGCAGACAATGCACTGTCTGCCCCCTGTTTGATCCCAAGTTGCTCAACAAAACTCTGATAATGCTGCGCAGCCAGCCCCGATTCTGCGCCACCGGCAGCATCCTTACTGAAAGCGCGAAACAACATCCACTCCACCAGTGGGTTAACATAAGCCTCTTCCAGTGGAACTGGCGTATCATCGTCCTGCGTCAGAACATACACTGCCTCCGGTATCCGGCTTACCACTGCATCAATACTTATCTCTTTGTCAGGAGCAGGAAACAGCCAGAATACGCGCGGGGACAGGTCGTTGCTGATAAAACATTCAGGAATACCCTTCATTGTGGGCCACTCAGGATACTGCGCATCCAGCACCTCCCGGGATAATGGTCTGACTGCACTACCGTCACTGAGGCATATCACATCAAGAAGTTGTATTACACCATCGGGCAAAACCTGACGGGCGCCAGGAACACAACTTATTGTTTCCAGGCTTGCGCCAGCATCCGGTCTCGCCAGAATCACTGCCCTCACAGCATCATTGTAATAATCGCACAATTCCTGCAGGGGCCAGCGAACCATCATCGGGTCAACCAGTTGTGTATTCACACGTCCGATGATTTCTGTAATCGTCGTCATCAGAAAAACCTCTGCCTGCGTACAGGGTTGCGGTATGAAGAGTACGGGCTTGTCGCCAGTGTATGACGATATGCCCGACGGATCCCCTCAGAAAACTGCACAGAAAAATACTGTGCGCGTAACGGATCTGACCATGAAACACCAGTCTGCATGAACAACCGCTCAAGTGCCCCCGCAGCCACTTCTTCAGGCCATGTGAGGAGTTCATCCGGTATCTGGCTGCGTCCGGCTTTCGGAGCGACGGCATAAAGCACGCTCACCTCACCGGGAGAACAGGCAAATCGCAGGGAGCGTCCGGAGCTGATATCCACATCCCGACCGACAAAAAGCTCATGATTATCGTCAGAGATACGGATGATATGAACGCACTCCTCATCATCTTTGTCATACGGAAGCACGATTTCTTTTCCTGCTACTGGTACAACAGTAACCTCCCGACGGCACACCAACGACTGGCGGCTGAATGCCACGGCAGCCATTGACAGAGCATCCGTCATCATAATGTTCAGTGGACCGCTGATATGACGACGGACATACGGTAAAAAATCACTCAGTTCCGCCATGCTGTTCAGTCTCCGCAACACGACGGCGAAATGCCTCACGCACCCGGATACGGAATGCCTCAGCCGTTTCTTTCGGGTCTTTGTGAATATCCAGCTCTTCTGCCTCACACAGCGTCGCCAGCCGTGCTGAGGTGAGCTTACTTAAATCCACCTCCTGCCCGTTAACAGAAACAACAAAACTGTTCTCCGCTTCTGCCCGCGCAGCAAGCACTCTTTCCTGCGCCTGCTGTGCCTGCCGCAACTGCTCATTCTGTTGTTGCTTTTTCAGAACATCATCAAGCTCTTCATGACGAACCCAGACATCCGGAAACCCCAGCAGTTGCCAGGCCATCGCACTGTCAACATGCACCGGCTCAAGACGTGGGAACAATGTGCGGCTTCCGGTAATGGTGTCCTTTTTCACGGGTTTTGGGCCGATATAGACAACGGCAATTTTCTCACTCATATAATTCCCCGGATAAAAAGCCCGCATGACGCGGGCCGGAAGGTTTTAATCAGTATCCCACCACGGTATAACGCAGCAGAACATTCAGGGTGCCGGTTGCAGCGGCAGTCTTAATGGTGACAGTAACCAGCTCCCCGTCACGCTGTGTGGTGTACGGCTCCACTGGCACATATCTGGCAAATTTTGCAGAAACAGCTTCGCTGTTATCGATGAGAGCATGCTCACCGGACTTAATGCTGACGGTTGCAGTACCCAGACCACCCGTTGAAACCAGTTGGAGTGAGTTGATACGGATGCCCACTGGCAGTGAGAGAAGATGAATAACACTGTCCGCTTCCGCAGCATTCACCGTAAATACGCCTTCTGCCACCGACTCATTACCGTGCGTACCCGTATAGACCCGTTCACTCAGTGACGGGGCAAGGATAGTCTTTGCCATAATTAATGACTCCTGAAAAAGCCGGGCGAAAACCCGGCATAGGGAAAGGAAAAAATCAGAGCTTCACTGCTGTATCAACGGCAATCACGCCGTGATCCTGCATCTTGCCGCTCTTCTCGGGGAAACGGATTTTTTTCAGACCGTTGATCCAGCTGATTGCTATCTCAGTACGGTTATCCATATCCGTTTTCTTCTCAACCATGTTGAAGTGACCGCCCGCCTTCTGACCGTAAGCATTTGCCAGCGCCTGAGCCCCCAGTAACATGGCGCGGTCAATATTGGTTGCAGCAGCGACCTCTTTCGTGGTTGCCGTCAGGTTATTCTCTGATACCAGAACCTTTGACCCCTGATAGAAACGGATCGGCATACCCGCATACTTACGAACCAGGATATTGCGCCACATCGCACATTCACCTTTGAACAGCGGATGATTAAAACCTTTTGCACGGTTCACGGCACGAACCATCATCTGGTTCCAGTCCTTACCGGACGTCGAGGTGTACCAGTCATTCCACTGACGCGGCGTGACGTACAGGACGTAATATGGATCTTCTCCGTGAAGTTCATCACCGGACAGACGAACCGGCTGTAACGGATGCGCCATTTCGTCAATGAACAGGGAGAGATTGTCCACCAGGCCAATAGAAAAAATATCTGCCGCTTCAATCTGCTCAAAGCTTGTCGCATCACCGCCAAAAAAGTGACGGTCATGTGTCGGAGGCAGTACATCGTTGATCATGATTTTTTTGAATTCAGGGTGCTCCGCTGTCGGCAGAATAGTGTCGTCAGCAACAAAATCACCACGAGCTCCAGCAAGATGCACTATCGCACACTGGTCCTGCAGGTCATTAAAGTACGTCCCCAGAAGCGTTCTGGCTGAGGATGCCAAGTTAAACTTCGTGCGCTGCTGACTCATACGTCCGCCTGCATCCACCAGGTGACGTCCCTGATTGATTTTCAGGGAGAAGTCAGCATGGCTGAGATCCTCACCACGACCTTCAACACGCTCATCTCCCATCGTCGGACGTTTTGAGAGTTTGTGCATGATGCTGAAGGTCACTTCATCACCGGCCTGTTTGTTAAGGTCTGTGATACGGACAACCGGCGCACCCGCGCTGGTCTGCTTCGTGCTTTTCTTGTCCGGCGAAACCGCTTTTGGCGCTTCCTGCTGTTCAGTGAGGATATTGACCATCGAGCGGTTGCGGTTGGCAGCGGTAAAAAGCGCCACCTGATACAGCTTATTCGCCTGGGCTGATGTTACAGTCGTCATTACTTCAGTTCTCCTTCAGTAAGTTACCCGAGCTTCTCCAGAAGCGCGTCTATTTCAGCATTCGTCATACCGCGCATAATCGCCTCTGCCTCTGAATGAGAAGCGCCAAGTAACCGTTCAAAATTATCACCGGTTCCGACGGAAGCCGTGGTGCCTAAATCTGACGGGGAAGCAGGTACTGCCTGCTCCTGTTCAGCGGTCTTCACTTTCTCTTCCGCCGTTTTCCGGATATCCGTTTTGTCTGCCTTGTTGTCAGCAGACGACTCACTGACTTCACCGAAAGCAACCTGCGTACGACGGGCCACTTCAGCGAAACGTTCAGTGAGCGTTTTGTCTTTCCATGCGGGGTCATTCTGGAGCTTCCCGTCGATGGATACAGCAACCGAGAAGCGATCTGGATCGGACTCCTGCCACGTTTTCAGCACCGGCACGGCATTCATCGCATCAAGAACCGGTGATAAATCCTCACCACCATTACCTTCTGCCTGCTGTGCTGATTGCTGAACACGGGACTGGAGATAGTTATTTTTACGGATGAGCGAAGCCACCGCGTCACCAATTTCCGGATACATCTCCCTGATACGGGCAATCTGCTCATCAGAAATTTTTTCGTTTTCCGGTAACGGTGTGGGCTTCATACCGGCCTGGTGGATCTGAGACGTCAGCAGTTCCACCCTGCGTTTTTCTTCAGCTATCTGCCCACGAAGAAGTGCGGCTTCCTGTTCGGCCCGTTGCTTACCGGAACGTTCAGCCTCAAGGACTTCATAGGGAATGACGTGTTTACCGTCGCGGGTGAGCACCCCCTTCGCTTCCGGCTCCTTCACGTCCTGCGTCTGCTCCACACTGGCATCCGGCGTCGGTGCCACATTGTTATCGCCCGTCTGAGTCTGTGCTTCCTCATCCGCATGTTTTTCCGTGGTATCTTCCGTCACGACGTCCTGTGCGTGACTGTCAATATCCACATCCCCAAGCCCTTCCAGCATTTTTTCCAGTTGTTCCGGGGTTTCTTCACCCGTAAATTCAAAATCCATAAATAACTCCGCATGGTCTGTTTATCGGACAGATCCGAATGGTTGAGTAAATAAGGCTTATCGCTGCCCCCGCGAATAAGCGCACCGCTCCCGGAACGCTTACCTCCGGAAACAAAAAACCCCGTACGATGACGGGGTTCAGTTGAAGCCAGAGTTTTCAGAGCGACATTTCATTCATCCGCTGTTGTAACGTATACAGCATCTGTTGCTGAAGAACGTCCTGCTCCTGTTCCATATTCTGTACGCCGGTAATGATTTCTGCCGTATGTGCCTGGTTAAGCGCATCCACATAACGCTGCCCCTGTGTCAGGGCGACTTCCCGCTGTGCACTGGCATTATCCCGTTGTGCAGCTGCATGTGCCCTGGCGGCGTCAGCTTCCAGTTTTGCCACTCTGCCAGCCATCTCGCGCATCTGGAGTTCTGCCTGTTGTTGCTGAAGTGCCTGTTGTTGTGCCGCTACTTCCTGTTCTTCCGGCGTCATTTCATCCGGTGATTTTGGCGTCCCCAGCGCAGCACGAATACGCTCAACAAACTCCTGTTTCTGCGGCACATCCAGAAGATTAACCCACAGGTCGAGCACAACAGCCTGCACCTGAGGCGGCAGCCCCTGAATAACCTCTGACATTCTCTGTGCAAGCTGTGCCTTAAACGCCGGTGTCTGCTGAACAGGAGCCAGCGCAATATGTGTATTTAACCTTGAAATATCATTGGTCAGTTCACCATTATCACCTTCAGCATTGAGGACAATGGTCTGGCGACGCTGGCGATCATCGCGATTAATCACCACTGCATGATTACGGCGTTTTTTCAGGTCATCGAGAAGATAAGCCAGCAACAGTCTTCCCACCTGCTGGCAGGCAAACTGGTAGTTATCGTTGATTTCCGCAAGGGTTGTGGCCCCCTGCTCCACCAGGTTACTGATAGCCACGCCTGACGTCGCACCTGACTCCTGCCCGAGAAATGCGGAATAAACCCCCATGGTATCCTGGATAAGTTTTTCCGATTCCTGCATGACCTGAAACTGCTGGCTGGCAACCTGAAAATCCTGCTCAACCCGAAAAACATCTGCGACACTTTTCTGATTTTTTCGGACCGGATTCAGTTTAATAATGCCATCCGGACGTTCGATCTGCTCCATCAGGTCGTTGTCTGACAACTGGGTGGCATCCTCGTCCATAATCACGCGTTTGGCCTGAAGCAACCAGGTCAGCTTGATACGACGAAAATTCACCTCATCCTGTGCCGGAATGGCGCGGGAAATTAGCCCGTATGGCTCCCCGGTTTTATCCTTTCGGTATCCCCAGAAAGGAACCAGCGGAAACATCCCCTGCGGAGCACTACAGGGGCGATCCACAATAAAGTGTGGCCCGACAAACCAGGCTTCACGAATACGGCTTACCCGCCCGACTTTCACCTGAACCCGCCCGGATGCCACAGCTACCGCCTGCATCAGATTATTTTTATCAAAGGCCACCACCCGTCCATTACTGAGTTCAATCACCGGAAGACGCTCGAATGTACGGTAATAAACCACCTGAAGCAGCACACGACGGCGTTCACGCTGAAGCCATTCGTTCTGCTGTCGATCCCATGACTGATACTCTTCCCATGCACTCATCAACGGACTGGGCTGGCCTTCAGTAACCGTGGTATCGACAAAACCACGCCAGTCATCAATGGCATAATCGATAACCTGAGCCATTCCCGGGAATGTAGCTTTTGCCTCATCGGTATCCATCCAGCGGCGACGCATCAGCCATCGGCAGTCACTTAAATCAGCCTCCCGGCTCAGCCAGTCCCAGAAAACCTCATTCCGGCTGACAGTAGACACCTTAAATTCAGGCCCGAACGGATCGCTGTTTCGTCTGACCTCCACCCAACTGAGGCCCGCCTTGATTTGTTCCGCATAGGCATCAGAGCGGGCTTTATTCATATTGCCAAGGCGGCATGCATCGGCAAATTCAGCATTAATAGCTTCAGCCAGTTTTTCAGTTTCATCATCTGGCTCGTCTGACATCACCACCAGATCAGTCCGTGTTTTGGCCTCCATTCCCAGAACGCCATCGACGGTAGGCGCGATGAGGTTATGGATAGTCATCGGCTGACCGCGATCTTTCAGTACCTGAAGAACTTCCGGTGGCAACTGATCGCCATCGTAATACGCACAGGCCTTGTTTGCGGCATCACGCCATTTAGGCTGGCTGTCAATATCAGAACAAAGCGCCTGTAACTGGCGCTGAGAAAAACGCGGCGTGGCTCCATTGTCGTTTTTCGTCGCCATGGTGTTAGTTTCATTTTTCATCAGTGAGCCATCCAGTGTGTGGTTCTGCGTTTATCCGTTTTCTGTTTTACCCTCACCGGCATTCTGGCGCGCATCTCCTGGGCAATCATGTAGCTCATGAGCTGATCATCAAAGCAGCCTTCCTGTGCATTCATGGAGCCTTTCGCGTCATAAACGTAGGTGTTCATTTCCGATAATGTGCCTGACCAGCGGATCCCTGATATTCCATTATTCAGAAGCGTTTTCATTCCTTCGGTCAGAACAGGTTTGCTCTGACGGGTTGTCAGCCAGCCAAGGCGGGGCGTATCGTCGTCATATGCCTGGTCAAGATGCTGTTCGTTGTAGATATAACGTGTCGGATAGAGTTCCCGGAGTTTCAGGATAACTGCATGTCCGTGATTATTACGCTCCGGCCCCACAAACGCGTTGTTATACATACGACAGACCTGCGAAATGAGATGAGCAAAAAGTTCAGCATCGAGATGCCCGAACCAGTGAGCCACCTGCTCGCCATTACTGCGTTTGACAACATCCAGCGATGAGCGGTCTCCGTGCTCCAGCCCTTCGGCAGTATCTGCCCCACAAACATACTCTTCATCCGGATCCGGCAGTTCCCATACCAGCAGATAATTCATCAGCGTCCGGTGCTGTTCGGCTTTATTCCCGTCACGCAGAGACTGTGCTTTAGTCTTCCTTCCTGTAACAGGTTCAATGTCATAAACAATCAGCGGTGGCGAACAGAATGATTCTGCCTGCAACGTACTTTCGGCACTGAACACACGTCGTCCGGACGTCAGAAACGCCTCCTGTGGCGTTGAGGGAAACTCCTGCTTCATTTCCTCACGCTGTTCAGTTTCCTTATTGATGTACCACTGCTTCTGCTCATCGGTAAGCGTGATGTTCATTGCCTTCTCAACCGCAGAAAAATACGTCATTTTTTCCCGTGACAGCTTCAGCCCGCTTTCCGGCACTCTGGCGCTGTATTTAGGATCCTGCCACCATGCGTAAAAATGGAATTTATAATCCTGTGCCGTCAGCAATAAGCCTGATGCAGTGCTCTCCTGTGCACGGTTACTCATCTCGTAAAAATCACCACCCACGCCTTCAGCCGTGGATTCATCAAAAATAATGCATTCATCAGAAACGGCATTAAGCGTACCGGTTCGCAGCTCTTTCGCCTTAGCCGGATATTTCGCGCAAATTTTGCCGTGCTCTGAGATATGCAGGCGCTGCACCGTACCTGAGCGAAATGAGGTTGCCACCTGAATACTCGAGCCGTGACCAAACAGGATATAGCCACCGCTGGCACCGCTACGACGTTCAACGATGGTGAATGAGGCTCTCAGCCAGTCAGGGAGATGATCAAACGGTACAGCAATTTTTGTGCGGAAAATTTCACTGGCTGCCTGTTTATCCTGAGCGACGATCCCGCATTTGAGATGCGGAATGAATAATGCCTGGTCGAGAAGATAAATATCAATGGCCGTGGAAAAACCCAGCTGGCGTGCTTTCAGGATAATATTTTTATTGTGCATGCTCCGGAACAACTGGCGCTGCGCCGGTCGCATTCTGAAGGTGACCAGTTCACCTTTTTCGTTCTGTATTTTGTAGAGATGATTGAGCCGCCACCAGGGATTGCTCAGTTTTGTCATAATGAACAGACGTTGTTCAGCCTCGGTCATTTCTGACGGCTCATCACATCGCGGTTCATTCTTCCGGAATGTCATCCAGTCTCCCCGAATTACTCATTTCATGCAGCGATGACACGATGTCACTGACAGGCGTAACAACGCCCCGACGCTGGCTGGTCAGAATATCGGTTTCCGCTCTGAGTTTATCTCTGGCGGCGTTGATTCTTTCCCGGTCAGCACGAAGTTTTGGTGCTGTCTCAGCCAGGACGTCCAGCGTCAGCAATGAGCGTTCAATTGACTCGATACGGGCAATATTCCGGTCAAGGGCCTGTTCAGCTTTGAGTATTTTGTCGTAAAGAGCAACACGGGTTTCCACGTCAGTTGCCTCTTCCAGGTCGGCGAACATCCCTTTAAGTGCCTTAGTTACTGAAAGTGCGCGGGCCCGGGTGAACACCAGTTCATCAAACAGCACCATGTCGGACGCATCATCCATGAGGTTATCTGCCTCAAGATACTTCGCATATCCACGGTGTCTTACGGCGTAGGTGTTTCGCTGAGAAAAAGCGTTTGAAGGTGGTAAAAGTCGGGAACCACGAATCCGTTTCGTTTCTGCCGAATTTGCGCAGTTTTTTTCAGAGTTTTTTGCGCATTTTTCATCGCCGGAACCCGCGTCATTGCAGGGTTCTTCATCTGAGATGTCATGATCGATTTCATGATCGGTTTTATGATCAATTTCATGATCGATTTTGCCCATTTTTATACGGGTTCTGGCGGTGTTGTAATTAATCTTTTTCTTCCGGCACCAGTCCAGTAATGTTATTCCCGTTTCGGCATGTTCGCGTCGGAATGCCTGCTCCAGCTTTTTCCAGTCCAGCTTTGCCATGTCACGTTCTGACGTCCTGTGTTAAAAACTGATGCATAATGACCGCTGTGATTTTTCAGATTTCACACAGCAGCACCATATTTGATCGATATTTGCACAATGCGGTTGTTTTATCCGGTTTCTTCCACCACCGCACCGGACAGGCGGCTTCGCGGGAAATCGCTCCCATCTCGTGAAAAATGAGAAAACCCGGTGTGCATCGTTTTTGATTATCCCCGCACACTCCCGCAGAGAAGTTCCCCGTCAGGGCTGTGGACATAGTTAATCCGGGAATACAATGACGATTCATCGCACCTGACATACATTAATAAATATTAACAATATGAAATTTCAACTCATTGTTTAGGGTTTGTTTAATTTTCTACACATACGATTCTGCGAACTTCAAAAAGCATCGGGAATTACACCATGAAAAAAATGCTACTCGCTACTGCGCTGGCCCTGCTTATTACAGGATGTGCTCAACAGACGTTTACTGTTCAAAACAAACAGACAGCAGTAGCACCAAAGGAAACCATCACCCATCATTTCTTCGTTTCTGGAATTGGGCAGAAGAAAACTGTCGATGCAGCCAAAATTTGTGGCGGCACAGAAAATGTTGTTAAAACAGAAACCCAGCAAACATTCGTAAATGGATTGCTCGGTTTTATTACTTTAGGCATTTATACTCCGCTGGAAGCGCGTGTGTATTGCTCACAATAATTGCATGAGTTGCCCATCGATATGGGCAACTCTATCTGCACTGCTCATTAATATACTTCTGGGTTCCTTCCAGTTGTTTTTGCATAGTGATCAGCCTCTCTCTGAGGATGAAATAATCCCGTTCAGCGGTGTCTGCCAGTCGGGGGCCGGTTGCATTATCCACGCGGGCGGTGCCGGTGGCTTCACGCACGGGACCTGGACAGGTGGCGTTGATCCGCAGGCTGCGGTAACCAGCGGCAACGTCAGCGCGAAGAGTTTCATTTTCAGCTCTCGCATCGGCTAATTCCCTCGAGTATCTGGCATCAAGTGCAGCAACATCACGCTGGCGCTGCTGCATATCAGTAATGGTTGCATTTGCCAGCTCCAGCTCACTGACTTTTTTATCGCGCTGCTCTTTGTAGGTTATGGCGTTATCACGGTAATGATTCAGCCCCAGACTAAGCGCACCACAGGCTACCAGCAGGACAATAATCACCACACACAGAACACGGTTCATCTCTCTTTCACCCCACCAGTCCCGATAACGTCAGGACTCGCCAGGCGGTGGAAAAGAAAATGGCAACCAGCATGACTAAAAATGAAATGCCGACGATTACACAGAGGATCTTCGCCAGCGTTATGAGTTTATCCGATATCATTAGCCACCACTCCATCAATCCGCCTTTGTTATTTTCCCTTTGCCTGTATCAGCCAGGACAAAATCAATCAGCAGATTCGCTTCGTTTATCAATGTGCGGATTTTTGATACATGCGCGGATTTAACCTGTTTCCACTCATTCAGCCCGGTAGCAAACACACTGGCAATGTTTTTATCCCGTTTCATGTCAGCGCAAGCCTGGTTGAGTTCTTCCATCACACTCATTTTACGGGGATTAACGACAAAACCCTTCGTCCAGTATTCATAGAGAACATCGTCACACTCTTCCTGATACTGGATTACCTTGCCGCGGATTTCGGGTTTTACTTTGTTGGGATTGATGGTTTGTAACCAGCCTGCAAGTTTTCGAAGCGGCAGGGACACCATATTGCGTCGTTTCCCATCCTCAGCAACCATAACGATTTCCGTTATAGTTGACGCAAAACGCTGTCTTAACTTAGCCAACTGTGATTGCCAGGCCAGCCCCATCCCCGCAACGACAGGTTTCATGGGAACGTATGGTTCGCCGTTATGGTTCGCCGTTATGGTTAACCACATAAAGAGAATCGCCGTGAAACGGCACGGTCATCATATTCATCGGTTATTTCCTTTTAGTGATGAACCCTGCGCACAGGAATAACCAGCCCAAAGAGGGTTAACCAGACCACTGCCGGTTATCCACCAGGGCTCATCCTGAAAGGTTCTTTGGTTTATTTACGCTTGTGCGAAGCGCAGAAATGACAAAGGCACCATTACGGTGCCTCTTCATGAAACAATCTTGTTGACTTTATTCACTTACATTTTGCCAGTTCGCAGGATTTCGTGTTATCTGCCCGCGTTGGTCAACGTCATTTTTCAGCAAAATATTCTGCTTACCTGTCGATACCCCAGCATGCCAGCGCACTCTCCTGGTCACGTCTTGATACCTGACCGTAACAGTTGTTTGAACGGATACGGCAGTCTCTGCCACCGTCCTTAATCCACCAGCGAATCGCCTCACACGCTCCCCTGCGATCGCCTGCATTAAGCCGCTTATAAAACGTCGACGGGAAACACTTACCGGGGCCAATGTTATAGGGGCAAAATGACGCGATACCTGCTTTTTGTGGCTCGGTCAGTGGAACTTTTATATTACGCTCCACCCATGCCAGCGCCTTATCCCGTTCGATAGCGTTAACCCGGTCGCATTTTTCCTTCGACAGCTTCATGCCAGGAATCACAGGCTTACCATCCACCATGATGGCGCCTCGGCAGATGGTCCAGATACCCGCACCATCACGGTATGCCGTGGTGTGGTTGCCTTCCTTTTCATCCAGAAACTGGTCGAGGATTTCAGGCGCAGAAGCACCTGCGGCAATCAGCGCCAGAACGGCAGCCGATAAACCATAGCGGAGTTTCCTGTTCATCAGCTTACTCTCCCCGTGCCGCCTTACGCCTGTCCTCTCTGATTTTGAAATACAGGTTCGTCAGGTACGTCAGCAGACCAAACAGCAGACTCCCCAGCACGCCTATTGCCGCCCACTGAGACGGGGAAACCCTGTCCAGCAACTGCAGGAACCAGTAGCCCGTTCCCACCGCTGACGTGGTGTATGACACACCTGTTGTGATTTTTTCCATCTGGTACATACCCCGTCTCCCGCAATCCGGAAGCTCACAACATGAAAAAGGCCAGCAGCTGTTTACTGATGGCCCTGACTCCCCGTTACAGCATCATGACCGATTCGGGTTGAGGTTCAGTCGCATCGGCGACCGGTGATTCAGGCTGAACTTCACCGCTCTCTGCGGTGGTATCTCCCGCTTCAGTCGGTGGCTCTGCCTGTACACCAAGCAGCTCATCCAGAATGGCATCAACCTCTGCATCAAGACGCGCTTCCAGGTTATGGCGAAGTTTCTGTTTCAGTGCGCTCCGGACTTCTTCAGAGCGCAGGACTTCCTTCACCGCTTCAGCAGTGACCAGGGATGTAATTTCTGACATGGGATTTTCTCGTCGAAAGATGTGATTAAGAAAGTTGCCGCTAAATGAGCGGCTCTTCGGGTTTGCTTCCGGCTGACTGACTGGCGCTGATTTTCTCAGCGGCCCTTTTGTCAATCTGTCTGCGCCAGAAGTCACGCATGGCCCTGTACCCACCCGAAAGGAGATACAGCACACAGACCACCGTACAGAAGTACAGCATTAACTGGTTCAGAAATGTCATAATTTCTTTCCGTTATTGTTGACAATAAGAACTGTTTTCATTTAAAAAACCAGAGCACGAAAGTATCGTTCCTTTATTTTTTCTCCATAGGTATTACCACCGCCAGCGTCCATTCCTGTCGCTGGCGGTTTTTTTATCATGCCGCAGTGTCTGTGCTGTTCACTTCCACCGCAATGCTGTCAATCAGCACCGGGTAAGTCGCATTCCTGGTAATGTCTGTCACATGCAGTTTATCCGCCGCAAATGCACTGACCGGTGACTGCGTCAGCGTGAACGGTGTGCCATCCTGACCATCAATAACCGGCGTCACCTGAAGGCTGTTATTCCCGGCAAAGCGGAAAGCCAGCGTATGCCATTCGTTATCAAATGCGCCAAAGGTTCCCAGTTTCAGGTTGTTTGTCGCCACTTTCGCATTGTGGTACATCACATTCAGGTCTTTTGCATCTGTCTGGATGTAGAACGCTGCCAGCAGGTTATTCCCTCCGCCTCCGGTCAGGGCAACGCCCTGTGGCAGTGAAGAGACCGGCCAGTAAAACGCCATAACATACTGGTTCGCAGCCAGCGCTCCCGAAACCTTAAAGCGGCAGCGAATCTGCCCCCCTTTCTGTAACAGAGCCGCACCGTTGCCCGCGGCGTACTCCAGCACCCAGCTGCTTTTACCGGCCTCCTTGGTCAGCTTCACTGCCTTACCTCCGGTTCCCTCCGCATCGCTGACCACTTCTGCCCTGCCGCCACTGGCTGACCATCCCTGTACTTTCAGGCTTCCCTCTGACTCGCTGGCAAGGTAAGAGAGCAGTGTTGTGACGCCTGTGGCTTCTGCACCGGAAGGCGATGACGGGCGCACCTCTGATACTGTCGATGATGCCCCCGCGTTTAGCGCCACTCTTCCCGCATGGCGCAAAATCGCCGTTGCCAGACGGTCGGAAATAATCCCACGGCGTGCCCAGGCGCTGAAATGGCTCGCCCTGTCCTGTGACGTCCAGGTGGCTGAGCTGTCACGCCATTTCGAACCGTAATATCCGATACCCGGAATGTCCGGGTCTTCTTCCGGTTTGTTCGTCGGCACATGCACCCCGTTCTCATCGGTCATGAACGGTACGAAATGGATATTCTTTTCCGTTTTGTTTTTATAGCTGCCGTACACCGTCTGGTACGTGGATTCGTTCTTCTGCTTCCAGAAATACGTCGTATCTCCACATATCCAGGGAACACCGCCAGCAGAGCCACCGACGCACTGACCTGCCATATCCGCCAGGTCTGCACGGAATTTATCAACCAGCGCACCAAACTGTGCTGCGTGATTTGCCGGCGTACCGCCAAAATCAAATTCCCCCTGCATCCACACCACGGCAAACAGCACATTTTTCGGATTCTTCTTCAGTGCTGCTTTTGTTCGACCGATAAGGTCCTTATACAGCGGCTTGTCCACACCCCAGCGGGTTGAATTCTCCGAGGCACCACTCGCGTCACTGTATGTGCCATCGGCTCCGGTGGTGAACGCTGAACCACCACGACAGCACGGAACCAGCAGAATGCCCGCATTCGCCGGTATAAACGGCAGCAATTTTTTGGCGATATGCAGCCCCTGCCCCACGGTTCCGTACTGCCCCTTTGACAGGTCCGCTTTCGGATGGTTAAGGCGGCTCATGTCCTGCACATCATGCAGACAATGGTCCGCCGGAATGATGTCGTTATATTTACAGGCGACACCGCCCGGTGTCACCGTACTGCGACGCGCCAGCTGCTTAATGCGCGGGTCCGGACGGTCATATGTCTCCGGCAGCGGAAGGCCTTCACCATATGCCATGCTATTGGACTGACCGGCAAGCGCAATCACATAGTAATATTCCGGCGCTGCTTCAGGCTTCGCTGAAACATGCGGGTGATTGCCTGACTCTGCAAGTGAGGGAAGCTCCCCCTCACTCACAACTGGCTGGATAAACTCTGCACCATAACCAGCTGTCGAAATCAGCGCACTACCATAAGGCTGCCACCCTTCCTTCAGTTTTTGAGTTATTCGTTCAGCAAGGCCTGACGGCGATGCCGCCCTGACCACATCGTAGTGTTTAAATGCCATGAATCCTCCCGGCCGGGATAATGTTCTGAGTCAGAAAAGGTACAGGCTGCCCTCCGGAAACACAGAAGCCACACAGAAAAACAGCCCGCAAAGATGAAATATGCCCTTACAGTTGCGCAAGGTGATTACTCTAAGGTATTATTACCATCGTTAATTAATTGTTCATATTGTTTCTTCTTGCCAGCCGCTCTTCCCAGGAGCGGTTTTTTTTGCATGTAAAAAGGCTCCTGCGATGAGGAGCCTGGATATATGCCTAATCTCTGAATACTGCATGGTGCCGGGTGCCTCCCGGTGAGTTCGGCCTGGTGCCACCAAACCCGCGTATTCTCGCTTACGATCATCAAAGAGATCATACCGTTCACCAGTCGCCCCTCCGCACAGGGGGATTCACCATGCAGAAATTTTCTAACACATCTATTATCAGACCGGCAACAACTGACTGAATTGAGATGTATTTAACATTTATGAATCTCCGCCTGCTATTTTCACTGAGCTATTCTGAGTCAACGAAAAATAACTTCGCTGAATCCCCCTCCATTATGACAGGCATTAGTTTTAATGGTTACAGTCATCCCCGTAATTTGCGCACTGAGAAGAAGAGACTGAAGATTCCATCTGTTGGTAAATAATTCTTTATCACCCACTTTAACTGTAAAGGTATCGTCATCATTATATTTTGTATACTCCACCTTTCCAGTTACACAATCAGGCGTCGCCAGCGCACTTGCTGAAAAAAATGAAAGCGATGCAGCTATTAATAATGTTTTTTTCATTTTACCCCCTCAACTGCTAATAGTTCTGCGCATCAGAATTGCCCCCAGAGTGGATGAATCCCACAATATTTTATTGTGCGTAATCCCACGGACTCTTCCATCTGCCGGACACATAGAAGGAAACTCATCAGATGCCATTCTGGCAACTCGCGATGCATGATGATGACAATTCAGTATTAATGCCACGCTTCCCAGAATTGCATTAATGCTTCCAAAAGAAATTCTTCCTACACGAACAGAGTCTTGTCCATGATAATCAGGCAGGACACTACTCAACCTTCCCCAGTTCAATGTAAGATCAACATCTTCAGCAGTCATTACATAAGAACGCCCACTGAGATCATCCAGTGTTGTACGAAATCCCCTCTGTATTTGCCGAAAACGTAAAGCTTCAGCTGTCACAGTAACAAACCGTAACATCGCTCTTGCCACAGACTGCGTCAGTGAGGTTCCACTATGCGACATTAAATCCAGATAAGAAGTAGTCAACGAATGGCGATTTATCTGCATCCCCGTACGACTGATCCCTGCAACACGCTGTAACGTGGTATAGCTACTGTCACCAGACAATGTAACCGCTGTTGTACCTGGAAAGGTAACATGTGAAAAATCAGCAAAGCGATAAAAAACATTATTTGTCCTGTTAACAAATCCTGTCACATATAAATTATTTCGTTCAACAATAAGCCGTAGATTATTAAACCGCCCTTCCTCTGGATCTATCCCTCTGACATCAACTGCAAACAAATTATCCCCTGTGCCACTATCAATCATCAGTAAAGACGTACCTCCTGATGAAATAGTCTGTAATGGAGTACCTATTGCAGAGCGAATGACATTCAGCGAATCTACATACGTCTTTGCAGTCGAGAAGTCTAAGGTAAATTCCTTCGCAACCACATTAACTGAAAAGATAACAAAGAAAAAAGTTAGCACTCTAAAAATAATTATTTTCATATTACACAATACTCCTTGAGCACCATACGATAACTATATTCTTGACATCCTCCACCCCCTGAAGGACGGCGTTTTACGGCGCACCGGATAAACGTAACAATAACGTAATGAAAATGATAATTATATTCAAAGAGAGCTGCAACCTTAACATATCTGGTCAGATCTCATGCGACTACTTGACGTACGTAGACAACAACATTTATTGATACACAGGATGTTACGGACATAAAAAAGCCAGCCACTGGGGGAGGCTGGCAAACTCGTAGAGCAAAATGCTGTTACGCAAACTTCGTTACAGGGTCATCCTGCAATACAAAAAATACACAATATTTAGAAAACTAATAGTGCCATGTGCAATTTTTAAGATTTTGTTATTAATTGTGGTCGCACCTTCCTTTCTGTGTACTTTCCGTATAGCTCACAGGATTCTGGGTACAAAAAAACCCGCGCATCGGCGGGTTAAGCAGCGTGGCAATGTAACCACTCTTATCATGATATGCAGATTTTTACGATCGTAAACTATTTTTTCGCTGATAAAATACAGAGGTTCTCCCTCCCGGCAATTCACGCTCAACATACCGATCCATCTCAAGCCTCACTCCCAGCATCATCAGCATGCCTTCAACAATCCCCTCCGCTTTGTGAAGGCGTTTACCTATACAGGTGTCAGAGCACCCATGTTTCCGTGCCAGCGCCATGAACGTCCCCCCCAGCACGTAATAATCAACCAGCAAGTCATGCAGATCGCGATTGTTCCGGTAAAGGCGGGCTATACACCCGCATATCACCATCGCATCATCGTCACAGCACTGCGGGCGTGATTTTACTTTTTCGGGGATCAGTCCCTTAAATCCGGCGGCAATGGGTGACCAGGTCACATCCTCATGGTTATTTGCCGCCCATGCCCCCCAGCACTCAAGAACCTGCCGGATATCACGCATCAGTATCTTTACCCCATCCGCGATGAACCATAAGAACACCGTTGACAATAGCGTGTCTTTTTCCTTCTTTATCGCCAGTGTATTTTCTGACCGTGTTGCGACTACAGTTCAGTATTCTGGCTACCTCGGTCTGATTTTCATATGCCTCAACGAGCATGTCAGGAATGGTTTTTACTGTGAACGTCATGCGGCCTCACTTCTGCTGTTTCGCAGGTCTTTAAGTTTCTGCTGATACTTCGCCTTGATGGCCCTGCACTCTTCGACAGTCCAGCGATGGCGGTTATGGTTTGATTCGATTTCGTCTACTGCTTCCTGCCCGATGCGATTAATCAGTTCGACGCGATACGGAACGAGATTTCCGCTTTTGTGCTGGTTGCACACCACGCATTGCTTGTGAATATTGCGTTCATCAAATCGGAGTTGAGGTGCCGCAGCAGTTGTCCGGTAATGTCCGGCATCCCACTGAGCAGACGTGAGCGTTCCGCACGAGATACATGGTAAGTCGCGGTCTCTTTCTCTGATGAAGGCGTTTACGGCTTGTTGGGCTTGTTTAATCCAGTAACTGCGGGGCTTTAAGGCGAGTTTTCGAATCTTAAGTTTATCTTTCTGTTTCTGCTCCTCTCGTCGTCGTTTCTTCTCTGCTGCCTTTTCCGCTTTTTCGCGTTCTTTGCTTCGTCGTTCGAGTGCTAATTGAGTTCCGTGTTCCGGGCTGCACCACCACTGATTTGAGAATGCCGGGTGAAACCATTCCTTACAGATTTTGCATTTCCTTCGCGCTGGTTTAGCCATTAAGCAGCCTCCCCTGTTACTTTCAGCATTCCGTTATCGAGCAGCTTTCTGGTCAGCCACTGTTGACCACGCCCGGTGATTTTTGTGGTGAACGATATCTGTATTCCGTGATTTGTATTGACCGCTGTTTCTTTCACTGTGAAATAGCCGCGCTCCATATATTCCTGCATTGGCACATTTCGCCGGGAACCTGAAGCAATAAGGATTTTGTGATCGCGCATCCACGCAAACAGTTTGTTTGGACCAATACCAACAACCTTTGCAAAGTTTCCAATCAAAATTCCGCTGGCCTCGCCAACGCGATCGGCAAACTCAACTTTAGGTGCGGCAATTGCGAGCTGGTTTTCCAGTTGCATTTTCTGCTCAGCAAGATCAGCAGCAAGGCGCAACGCTTCTGGTAGCGTTTTGGGGATATTAACCGCAGCTTCTTCAAGCTCTCGCCAGCGGTCAACAAGGCGAGCGGTGAATTCCGGCGACAGCTGGGCTACAACGACAATACTGTCTCGCTTTCCTTGTTCGCCTTCGAAGACGTAATGCTCGTACTGAACATTGAACCCTAAGTTATTGATTCTTTCGGAAACCTCAATTTGAGGAAGCCGGATAACACCATTTTTAGCCAGCGTTTCGATGGTACGTTTCACATTGTCATGACGCTTACCCACCAACTCAGCGATTTCAATGCTTGTCATTTTGATGGCATTGCCATTTATTAACTCACTCATCGTCTTCTTCCTCGTACATTGAGCTATTCGGATCGCTCATCAGTTCTGCGCAGCAATCGGAGCACACGTGAACTTCCAGCACATGCAGCTTCTGACCGCAGTTAGCGCACGTTAAAGCCCGCTCGACGCTTTCTTTCTGGTATTGAAGGGATTGGGATGGACTAAGCATGGCTTTCACCATTAAAAAGTCGCTTGTAAGCATCAATGTCTCGTTTTGCTTCACCGAGCTTTCGTCTTAATTCCATGTTTTCTGATTCAAGCTTTTCCATGTCTTGCTGGTATCGGTCGCGGTGTTCTTTCCATGCTTTTTTATACCTTCATGTATGTCATGTTGGCCTTTCTCTTTGCCTGACGAACTGCGTGGTGGTTTTTCACAAACCAGTCAGGGTCGTTAAATGCTGCTCTGGCGCAGGTATACCAATAATTTGTTGCCTCCCTGTTTAGCCAATAAATACTGATAAATGGCAACCGGATAGACACCATTTTTCGTTGAGACTCTTTCTCGCCAAACATGTGCCCTTTTTTGATGCTAAGGCCAAATCCAGGTTGAATTAAAAGCATTGTCATGTCCTCTCACATTGAAAATTCAGCAATAAAAAACCCAGCCGAAGCTGGGTTTGTTAAGTTGTCAATTGTCAGTAGCGATGCAGTGAAGGCGGCAACTCTTTGTTCTTAAGCCTTTCCCATGCCAGAAGGTTCGTCGGCCCGTCAGGCTCATAAATATCTATATCCCGCGTGTGATTAATTAAAACGCCCCTCGCCCTCCCGATGATATACGAGAACTCATAGCCGTAGTCGTGGCATATGCCGGAATAGCCAGACTGAATCAGTTTTAATGCGGGATACAACTCACGGAACAATGCCTGTGAGCGGTTGGCATAATCCCACAGCCAAACAAGGCTGTCTGTTTCTTTTGCGGAAAGCCCGTTGGGCTTCTTCTCTTGTTTGCCAGTATTTTTCTTGCACTGGCTGAAATAGCAGTCTTCCAGTTTTTCGAACACTTCCCACGCCTGATCGGTTTCGAGCATTTTGGCGTGACGGGCAGCGCCGCGTTCAGTCCAGAGGATGAGGGAGCGGGTTTTGGGGGAAATTTGCAGGTAACTAAAAGTTACTCGCAAATTTTTCAGATCATCGCCAACGATTTTGAAATAATGCTTCCCTTCCAGAAAACGAGTTTGATTACGTGAATGATTCATTTTTATGTTGGCAACATCCGTTCCATAAAGATGCGCCAATAGCTCGGTGGTTATGACAGGGATCTGGTTGTGGGTAATCGGGGAAAGAGTTTCAACTGCGATTTTGGTGGCCATAAGATGATCCTTTTTCTTTGTGAATCATCACCACCTGCGACGCCAATCGCTTGGTGGTGAACTGTGCAGGGTTGGCGTAACCGGGAAAAAGGAACCGGCGCGGATTGCTCCGCCCCCACACAGCCCACCATTGAGATGTGACTGTGCAAACGACAATAAAAAAGACGCTGGCGCGTCTGTTGTCGCCTTTTTCATCCGGGACGCCAATCCCGACGCCAGATTTTGCTGGCGTGTGAGGAATATAGCCCCGGATAAATCATCGCGTCAATCCCCTTGTATTCCTCGCACGATGTCTTAGCCACCGGATATCCCACAGGTGAGCCGTGTAATTGAAGGTTTTTACGTCAGATTCTTTTGGGATTGGCTTGCGTTTATTTCTGGAGCGTTTCGTTGGAAGGTATTTGCAGTTTTCGCAGATGATGTCGGTGATACTTCGTCGCTGTCGCCTCATGCCGCCCTCCTGACGCCCTGCCCGATCGCCATCAATGCCGCTTTGGATACGGTAGTAAACATCCGTCGAGGACTGATGAACGGTCGCCAAATCAGCAGCATGGAGCCTTTACTGTTTCCCTTCTTCTCCAGCCCCGTCGATGGTTCGATAAAATTAATCCGTCCATCAGTGATAATGCGAACTTCGTCAACACTCTCCAGAGCCTTGCTGAACCATCCGACTGACATATCCTCTGGCACAAGCATAACTACCGTCTGTCGCTGTTGTATGCACTGCTCAGCGGCTTTTTCCACCCACGGCCTGATATTGCTGTACGGTGGGTTATTCCAGATTGCACCGTGGCTTACCCACTCAGAATTGAGCGCGTCGTCGGCCTCAGTTAGCCAGTGAGCACACAGAGCATTTTTGTCGCTCGCAGCTGAATCCAGCCAGAATCCAAACTCAATATCCAGTGCATCAAAAAGCCAAAGCGGCGTTTGCCAGCAGTCCTTGTCGTGTGCTGGTGTATTTGATTTGATAGTCATGCAGCCTTCCCTTTTCGTTGTGACCATTCATACTCTCGCCGGGAGTCATCACTCCACCGCACGTTGCGCTCTGAGCCGAACCAGAACATGATTTCGATAAGCTCAGTCATGCTGGCCTTTCGCATTTTGCTGGTACGCACGCCAAGCATGACAACGCCACCATCGATACCAGGCACACTTCGTTGCTCCAGTTTTTTGGTCTTAAGCCACAGGGCAGTGAACAGGTCTTTCCAGTCTTCCGGCGCCAGCCGTTGACCATGCCATAGCACCTGACGCGAAACATCGTTCAGCATCGGCCACATACGGTCATTCTGCGCTTTGCTGCGCTTGGGTTCTTTAACGTGGACTTCGTGGGGTGACTTGTCGTCGATGGGTAGTGAGAGAATGGCGTCTATGGCGTTATTTCTGATTGCTTCGTTGCGAAGCAGAAAGGTTTGCTTCATCTCCTGCTCTCCGGTTCCATTTTTCAGCCGCCGCAGCAACTGATGGTGCCCATGCCCCCCTGGCTTCACAGAGGTCACATTCTGCATAGCCCCACACATCAATATTTATTCCGGCCTCAACCCACAGACGAGCATTACCGCCGCAAAACGGACATTCTTTTAGCTTTGGCTGGGTTAATGATAGGTCGCTCATGCTCACTCCTTCACTTTAAATCCAGACTCCGGATAATTCTGTTGCGCTGAAACTCATTGTTGAGTTTGAACAACCGTCGAAGAACACGGTCACGCGGATAGCGTCGTGCGGCAGGTGAATGCTCATACAACTCATCAAGCGGCAAACTGGACGATGAACGATACCGATACCAACGCACCAACTCTTCACGAAAATTAGCCCTGACAAGCTCAGCTATCGTACTCATTTCTTAAAACCTCCTCAAACGCATTCTGACGCATTTTTCATTCTCGCTGCTTATCGGTATACCTTGCACGTGCTTACCTCACCACAGAGCGATTGTGATGCCTTAAAAGCGATTTATTGAAGTGATATTTGCTTAATCGAAATTCTTTTCTTTGATTCCTGCGGCCCTGATGGCTTTCATTACTGCAATTACCGTTTTGTCACGCCCATCCTCATAACCCATCGCATAAGCACCTTCTTCACCATCTTTCCAAAAGTCGTCATTCGATTCGGGCCAGTCGATATCCAGTTCAATAGCAGAGCGCGATGCCTGCCATATCACCCAGGCAAACTCTTTTAATTCATCGTCTCCCGTGAACTGGCTTTTGTCTTTTGACCACCAGTTTTCAAACTGTCGGTAGCTATCGTTCACTTCCCTCTCCCCCAAATAAAAAGGCCTGCGATTACCAGCAGGCCTGTTATTAGCTCAGTGATGTAGATGGTCATCTTTTAACTCCATATACCGCCAATACCCGTTTCATCGCTGCACTCTGGCGACACTCCTTAAAAATCAGGTTCGTGCTCATCTTTCCTTCCCGTTCTTCCCTGGTAGCAAACCGGTAATACACCGTTCGCCAGACCTTACCTTCGATAACCAGAAGACCTGCCCGTGCCATTTTAGCTGCGGCCTGATTTATGCTGGTTACTGTTGCGCCTGTTAGCGCGGCAACGTCCGGCGCACAGAAGCTATTATGCGTCCCCAGGTAATGAATAATTGCCTCTTTGCCCGTCATACACTTGCTCCTTTCAGTCCGAACTTAGCTTTAATTTCTGCGATCTTCGCCAGCGCCTGAACACGATTTAGAGGTCTGCCGCCCATGACAGGAAGTTGTTTTACTGGTTCAGGTATCGTCTCACCACGGTTAATTCGCGCTGTCATACAGGTCAGTTCATCGGCAGCCTTGCGTCGTAATTCCGCGTCAGTCAGCGCATTGGCCCGCATGTTCTGGTACAGGTTGGTAACCAGCCAGTAGTGCGCGTTCGATTTCCACGGATAAGACTCTGCATCCGGATACAGGCCTCGCTTCCGGCAATACTCGTAAACCATATCAACCAGCTCGCTGACGTTTGGCAGTCCGGCGATAACGGATGCTTCTTCCCGGCACCATGCAACAAACTGCCCGGGTGATGGAAGAAATGGTCGATTCTGCCGACGGGCTACGCGCATTCCTGCGTTAACCTGTTCCATCGAGGTGATCCCGTTTTCCCGGAAAGCCAGAACCCACTGGCGGCGGATTTCATTCAGTTCGTTCTGGTCCCGGTTAGCCAGACTCGCCGGGAAAGTTGCCAGTAACTGGCTGAACACACCGTTGATGATCTGCGCTACCTGTTGTACCTGCGGCTTTTCGTCGTACTGTTCCGGCATGTTGTTGGTGATCCGACGCATCTGCTCACGGTCAAAGTTAACCATCTGTGCGGCGATGTTTTTCATAAATCCACCCCGTAAATCCAGTCAGTGTTTGTCAGGTCGAGTTTTGGTTTTCCAGCTGTCACGCCAGCCTGTTGCTTGTTACGGTTGATTTCGAGTTGGGTCCACTTGTCGCGGAGTTTGGCCGGACTTAGCACGTTACCGGACCAGAAGTTGTCCTGGCATGCCCAGCGGAACAGCACGCACATGTCGCGGTGGTTACGTCCGTCACGTTCACGCATCAGGCGGATATCGTTAGCCCACCCTGCAAAATTCGGTTTTCTGGCTGATGGTGCGATGGTCTTCACCATGTCAAACATCCACTCTGCGGCGGTCAGGTCTTCTGCTGTTCCCCACTTGCTGCCGCTCTGAATTGCAGCATCCGGTTTAACCACAGAAAGATCGTTTTCTGGCTGGTCAGAGGATTCGCCAGAATTCTCGGACGAATAATCTTTTCTTTTTTCTTTTGTAATAGTGTCTTTTGTGTCCCCCTGTTTTGAGGGATAGCAATCCCCTAATTTGAGGGATGTTTTATCCCTCGTTTTAGGGGATTTTCCCTCGTTTTGAGGGATGTCCCTCATTTTAGGGGAACCTCCCTCGTTTTGAGGGATGCACCATTCTGAGATGTTTTTATTTGGTCCAAACATGCCGCCTTGCTGCTTGATAATATTCATTCTGACGAGTTCTAACTTGGCTTCATTGCACCGTTTGACAGGTAACTTTGTAATCTCGCTAAGTTGAGAATCGGTGATTCTGTCCATTGGTTTATTCCACCCATAGGTTTTACGCAGAATGGCAAGCAGCACTTTAAACTGTCGCTTGGTCAGATCTGCGCCTGAATAAGCCTCAATCAGCATATTTGATAGTCTGGCGTAACCATCATCGAGATCTGCCACATTACGCTCCTGTTCGGCAAAGTTACCTCTGCCGAAGTTGAGTATTTTTGCTGTATTTGTCATAATGACTCCTGTGGATTGATCCAGTAATTCCCTCAGAATTGCATATCAATTTGCTTAGAGTCCCCGGCGGCCACCGGGGATTTTTTCTTTGTGATTCCATCAAGCGCATACTTAAAAGCCCTACTAATCGGACTGATGTCTGATGCCATTCCGAAAGCACACAAGACCGAAGCAATAAATCTCCAGTCCGTTCTGCTTATCTTCGATTCATGACAGCCAATCATCTTTGCCAGACCGCGCTGGGTAAGCGTTGACAGGTTGATGAGTAAATCTGTTTCTGCGCGATCAACGTCACGCTGGGATAGTTTGCTGTAACTTGTTTGTTCCATTTCTTAAGATTTCCAATAGTGAATAGTTAGTTGAAAGGTATGCGTGGAAACGCATGTAGCCTTAGTTGGTCAGATATATTGGGACTCGCTTTGTCAGCGACGTAGGACGAATGTCCATTGTGAAAATAGCGGTGTTACTTATGCAGCCGATGCTCTACGCGATACGAACACTAGGTTTTCCTTTTTCACAGGTTTATAACCCGTGAAATTACGAGTAGCTTCTTCGATTGCATTCGCTTTATCAGGGGAAGCTCTTCGAAATCCATATGCAATCTGGTCAAGATAGCCAACTGAAGTTTTCGCTAATGCGGCGAGTCGCTTCCATTCCTCACTAGAAGCCTCTTTTCGCCAGCGTAGTAGTTCATTACTCATTAGTGCCTCCGTTTATCACACAGAATAACTTTACCATTTTGATAAATCAACCGCAATGTAAATTTATCATATTGCGTATTTATCCATTTGCTAAATAGAGGGAAAATTGTGAGATGGAAAACAAAGATATTCGCAAATCGAATCTGGCGTTTTTGCTAGATGAGCATAAAAAAATCGCGGGTAACACTAATGCAAGCTTTGCCGATAAGCTTGGGGTTAGCCCTTCTCAACTCACGCAAGTCTCCGGTGAAAAAAGCACTCGAAACATAGGGGATAAACTAGCAAGAAAATTTGAAGCCGCGCTTGGGTTACCTAATGGGTGGCTTGATTTGGTACATGATGTAACACCAATTGCATCATGCTCAGATTCTTTAACTTTTGTCGGTCAGGTAAGAAAAGGGTTAGTGCGCGTGGTTGGTGAGGCAATTCTTGGTGTTGATGGTGCCATCGAGATGACCGAAGAGCGCGATGGGTGGCTCAAAATTTATAGCGATGATCCAGATGCCTTTGGTCTTCGTGTGAAAGGAGACAGCATGTGGCCCAGAATAAAATCAGGAGAATATGTACTCATTGAGCCTAACACCAAAGTATTCCCGGGTGATGAGGTGTTTGTCAGAACCGTTGAAGGACACAACATGATTAAGGTTCTTGGCTATGACAGAGATGGAGAATACCAATTTACAAGCATTAACCAGGATCACAGGCCTATAACGTTGCCTTATCATCAAGTAGCAAAGGTGGAGTATGTGGCTGGTATTCTGAAGCAATCTCGCCATCTGGATGACATCGAGGCAAGGGAGTGGCTGAAAAGTTCGTGACTTCATCGTCACATAGCTGATAGCCAGTGGCCTGAAGAGACGTTTGGGTGATAGGAAGTAAGTTTTATGTTGACGGCACAGTCAACTTGGCATAGATTAATTAAACCAAGCCCAGCCCCGTTCGCAGACAATTGTTAATATCTGCATAACGGCTCTGGGCTATTTTTTTTGGGACTCTTATGAAGAAAGCAGCAATTTTAATTGATGCGGGTTTTTCATGCAGCGTGTTCATGCTACGCATCGTAAACACTTCGCCGAGCATGAACTGACTGGTGGGAAGATCGAAAAAAAGCAAGCCTAGAGGAAAAAACAATAGCGGTAAACGCAGGTATGGAAACACTCAAGCTGAGTCTGCAAAGAAACATCAAAGAAATAAACGATAATCCCATCAACCCGGCCACCGAGCCGGGTTTTCTTTGCCTCACGATCCCCCCGCCTAAAAAACATAACCAATTGTATTTATTGAAAAATTGATAGATACAACTTGCTAAACAACGCAATCCAGATCTCCCTCAAATCTCTTTATTTATCCTGTCGAATTCCTACAACAAAATAAAACACCATAAGAATCAATACGATATTTGAAAACCAAGAGAATTTATCATTTTGCTATTGCCATTAATTTATCATTCCGATAAAGTTCACCCATCAGCAGGACGCACTACTCACCATGGCGGTGAATATACAACGATTCGAATATGAATCTACGGCGCTGACAAAGCGCAATAACCAAAGTGAACTTTGGGGTGTGGTGAAGGGTTCATGGACGGGAATATGTCGCACGTAAAGCGGCGAGGCCTGCGGGACTATTGCCGAATTGAAGTAGGCCGAAACAGGTCGAAATGGGTCTCCCACCTACCACACCACCAAAGTTCATCAGGAGGTCTATATGACACGCAGAACTCAGTTCAAAGGCAATTCACGTTCTCGTCGTCGTGAGCGTTTAAAGGCAAAGGCATTAGCTAACGGCGTGCTGGCCCGCGAAGAAGCAATAAGTTCAGAAGTATTACACCGCCCTACTCTAAGCAGAGCGCAGATTCAGGCTAAAGGTACTCACGAAACGCCTGAGCGCATAGAAGACGCTAAGCCAATTAAGTTCATGGCACAGGACGTGATCTGGCAACAGAAAGAATACAGACGCAATCTGGAGCGAGCGGCCATTGTGTACGCGAATGAGTTTGGACATAAGCAACCAGAAACTGGTGTATGTCTTCCAAACGTAGCCATTTACGCGGCAGGCTACCGGAAATCAAAACAACTGACGGCGAGGTGACTTGTGTTGGTCGCCAGAAAATGAAATTAGGCAGCAAACCACTTATTTGAGGTGAGATATGACAAAATCATGGAGCGTACCTTTTCCTGAATCAGAAACTGAACATGATGGAATGCCTGTTTTCTGGAGATTCCAGGCGACAGTTGAAGAAGATGGGATAAAAATATTCGCACTTCAATATATAGCTTTTCATCAGACAGAGCATTATGCATGGTTGGTTCCTGCGCATTGGATTGTTAATTTTAAACCAGCACCAAATCAGTGGTTACATGAATGGAAACAAAGGAGAAATAGATATGCAATTAAGAAAGTAGCAAAAAATGCAGAAAGATCTTTTGCATTCCCAACGAAGAAACTTGCCATTGAAAGTTTATTGCGCCGGAAGAAATACCATTTAATGAGAATCAAACAAGATTTGGCTGTTGTATCAACTCTTGTTGATGGTATGAAGAATATTGATACATCAACACCAGATATTGAATATAACTTTGGACACAACCAAGAAACAGAAAATTGGGTATTTTATTAGTACGAATAAGCACTGTGTATTCATTCCAACGAGTGAATACACGGAGCAATGTCGCTCGTAACTAAACAGGAGCCGACTTGTTCTGATTATTGGAAATCTTCTTTGCCCTCCAATGTGAGGGCGATTTTTTATCTGTGAGGATATGAACAGATGTCAAACATCAAAAAATACATCATTGATTACGACTGGAAAGCATCAATAGAAATTGAAGTCGACCATGACGTAATGACAGAGGAAAAACTTCACCAGATTAATAATTTCTGGTCAGACTCTGAACACCGACTCAATAAACACGGCTCTGTATTAAATGCTGTATTAATCATGCTGGCGCAACATGCTCTGCTTATAGCAATTTCAAGCGACTTAAATGCATATGGTGTTGTGTGTGAGTTCGACTGGAATGATGGAAATGGTCAGGAAGGATGGCCTCCAATGGATGGTAGCGAAGGAATAAGAATTACCGATATCGATACATCAGGAATATTTGATTCAGATGATATGACTATCAAAGCCGCCTGAGCGCTGCGTTACCGCATACCAATAACGCTTCACTCGAGGCGTTTTTCGTTATGTATAAATAAGGAGCACACCATGCAATATGCCATTGCAGGGTGGCCTGTTGCTGGCTGCCCTTCCGAATCTTTACTTGAACGAATCACCCGTAAATTACGTGACGGATGGAAACGCCTTATCGACATACTTAATCAGCCAGGAGTCCCAAAAAATGGATCAAACACTTATGGCTATCCAGACTAAATTCACTATCGCCACTTTTATTGGCGATGAAAAGATGTTTCGTGAAGCCGTCGACGCTTATAAAAAATGGATATTAATGCTGAAACTGAGATCAAGCAAAAGCATTCACTAACCCCATTTCCTGTTTTCCTAATCAGCCTGGCATTTCGCGGGCGATATTTTCACAGCCATTTTCAGGAGTTCAGCCATGAACGCTTATTACATTCAGGATCGTCTTGAGGCTCAGAGCTGGGCGCGTCACTACCAGCAGATCGCCCGTGAAGAGAAAGAGGCAGAACTGGCAGACGACATGGAAAAAGGCCTGCCCCAGCACCTGTTTGAATCGCTATGCATCGATCATTTGCAACGCCACGGGGCCAGCAAAAAAGCCATTACCCGTGCGTTTGATGACGATGTTGAGTTTCAGGAGCGCATGGCAGAACACATCCGGTACATGGTTGAAACCATTGCTCACCACCAGGTTGATATTGATTCAGAGGTATAAAACGGATGAGTACAGCACTCGCAACGCTGGCAGGGAAGCTGGCTGAACGTGTCGGCATGGATTCTGTCGACCCACAGGAACTGATCACCACTCTTCGCCAGACGGCATTTAAAGGTGATGCCAGCGATGCGCAGTTCATCGCATTGCTGATCGTCGCCAACCAGTACGGCCTTAATCCGTGGACGAAAGAAATTTACGCCTTCCCTGATAAGCAGAACGGCATCGTTCCGGTGGTGGGCGTTGATGGCTGGTCCCGCATCATCAATGAAAACCAGCAGTTTGATGGCATGGACTTTGAGCAGGACAATGAATCCTGTACATGCCGGATTTACCGCAAGGACCGCAATCATCCGATCTGCGTTACCGAGTGGATGGATGAATGCCGCCGCGAACCATTCAAAACCCGCGAAGGCAGAGAAATCACGGGGCCGTGGCAGTCGCATCCCAAACGGATGTTACGGCATAAAGCCATGATTCAGTGTGCCCGTCTGGCCTTCGGATTTGCTGGTATCTATGACAAGGATGAAGCCGAGCGCATTGTCGAAAATACCGCATACACTGCAGAACGTCAGCCGGAACGCGACATCACTCCGGTTAACGATGAAACCATGCAGGAGATTAACACTCTGCTGATTGCCCTGGATAAAACATGGGATGACGACTTATTGCCGCTCTGTTCCCAGATATTTCGCCGCGACATTCGCGCATCGTCAGAACTGACACAGGCCGAAGCAGTGAAAGCTCTTGGATTCCTGAAACAGAAAGCCTCTGAACAGAAGGTGGCTGCATGACACCGGACATTATCCTGCAGCGTACCGGGATCGACGTGAGAGCTGTCGAACAGGGGGATGATGCGTGGCACAAATTACGGCTCGGCGTCATCACCGCTTCAGAAGTTCACAATGTGATAGCAAAACCCCGCTCCGGAAAGAAATGGCCTGACATGAAAATGTCCTACTTCCACACCCTGCTTGCCGAGGTTTGCACCGGTGTGGCTCCGGAAGTTAACGCTAAGGCGCTGGCCTGGGGAAAACAGTACGAGAACGACGCCAGAGTCCTGTTTGAGTTTACTTCCGGCGTGAATGTTACTGAATCCCCGATCATCTATCGCGACGAAAGTATGCGCACCGCCTGCTCTCCCGATGGTTTATGCAGTGACGGCAATGGCCTTGAGCTGAAATGCCCGTTTACCTCCCGGGATTTCATGAAGTTCCGGCTCGGTGGTTTCGAGGCCATAAAGTCGGCTTACATGGCCCAGGTGCAGTACAGCATGTGGGTGACACGAAAAGATGCCTGGTACTTTGCCAACTATGACCCGCGCATGAAGCGTGAAGGCCTGCATTATGTCGTGGTTGAGCGGGATGAAAATTACATGGCGAGTTTTGACGAGATGGTGCCGGAGTTCATCGAAAAAATGGACGAGGCACTGGCTGAAATTGGTTTTGTATTTGGGGAGCAATGGCGATGAAGCATCCTCACGATAATATCCGGGTAGGCGCGATCACTTTCGTCTACTCCGTTACAAAGCGAGGCTGGGTATTTCCCGGTCTTTCTGTTATCCGAAATCCACTGAAAGCACAGCGGCTGGCTGAAGAGATAAATAATAAACGAGGGGCTGTATGCACAAAGCATCTCCTGTTGAATTAAGAACGAGTATCGAGATGGCACATAGCCTCGCTCAAATTGGAGTCAGGTTTGTGCCAATACCAGTAGAAACAGACGAAGAATTTCATACGTTAGCCGCATCCCTTTCACAAAAGCTGGAAATGATGGTGGCGAAAGCAGAAGCAGATGAGAGAGACCAGGTATGACAACCACTGAATGCATTTTTCTGGCAGCGGGCTTCATATTCTGTGTGCTTATGCTTGCCGACATGGGGCTTGTTCAATGACACCTCAGCAGGAAAACGCCCTTCGCAGCATTGCCCGTCAGGCTAATTCTGAAATCAAAAAAGCCAGACAGCAGTTTCCGGATAAAAACGTCGATGACATTTGCCGTAGCGTACTGAAGAAGCACCGCGAAACGGTAACGCTGATGGGATTCACACCGACTCATTTAAGTCTGGCGATCGGCATGTTAAACGGCGTCTTTAAGGAGCGATGAACATGAAAAGCAAAATCATCAGGGAGCTACAGGCTCCTTTTTTATTGTTCGCATTCACCCTCAAGCGTATTAACCAACAATTCAGGGATTAATGGAAGATGGCAGACATCATTGATTCAGCATCAGAAATTGAAGAATTACAGCGCAATACAGCAATAAAAATGCGTCGCCTGAACTACCAGACTGTATCCGCAACTCATTGTTGTGAGTGTGGCGATCCGATAGATGAACGAAGACGCCTGGCAGTTCAGGGTTGTCGGACTTGTGCAAGTTGCCAGGAGGATCTGGAGCTTATCAGTAAACAGAGAGGTTCGAAGTGAGCGAAATTAATTATCAGGCACTGCGTGAAAAGGCAGAGAAAGCAACTAAAGGAAGCTACATCGTAGGGCATACATCTGTTAACCAGCACGGCAATTTAACAGGAGTTTTTGTTTGCCAAAAATGGAAAGGAGAACCCGGTGGTGTGATTGCGGAATGTCATGTTAACTGCCTGGTTGAAACAGATGTTCAGGCTTATGCAAACGCTGAATTTATTGCTGCCTTTAATCCAAATGTTGCGCTGGCGCTTCTGGATGAACGGGAAAGAAACCAGCAATACATCAAACGCCGCGACCAGGAGAACGAGGAGATTGCGCTTACGGTTGGGAAGCTGCGTGTTGAGCTTGAAGCAGCAAAATCAAAACTCAACGAGCAGCGTGAATATTACGAGGGAGTAATCGCGGATGGAAGTAAGCGCATAGCAGAACTGGAAAAACAATGCGCCGAATGGGAGCGAAAAGCATTAAGCAACTTTGAAGAGTGTGCTGCGATGGCTGAACGTATCGAAGAGATGCAGACAAAATCTGCACCAGATTCGTTTGGCATCATCGGTGAAAATATTCGAACACAGGACAATCGAATAACGTCAGATCCCATGTTTTGTGTGTATCAAAAGCGCGAAATCGCTGTTGATGCTGATTATGACCATGACCGGATTGTCTGGGTTGACGAAGATGGCAATGAAGCCAATAAACGCCATAGTCGTCGTCTCGAGCTACTTCATGAAAACTTTCGAGAGCCACCAGAAAAATGGCGGCGCGTTGCTGTGAAAGATATTGATGAATTCGTTACCTGCTGTTTCACCGAACAGGGTTGTAAAGACTACCTGGCAGTCAATGGTCACAATCTTCGCTTGCCATTTATATATGTAAAAAGCGGTTTCAGGAACGCTGAATATATCGGCATAAGAAACTGGCTTGCTGGCATTCGCATCAAAGGAGAGTGATATGGCGTTAACACACCGCGAACTCTGTCAGATTGCGTACAAGTTCCTTAAGCGCAACGGTTTCAAGGTTTGTTTTCATGACCGCTTTATAGCTGTAACCAGTACCGGAGAACAGCCAGATGCTATGGGGTTCAGAAATTCAGCATCATGCCTGATAGAGGCGAAGTGTTCTCGTGCTGACTTGTTGGCAGATAGAAATAAGCGTTTCCGTAAAAATCCCTCACTTGGCATGGGCGACTGGCGATTCTTTATTAGTGAGCCGGGAATTATTTCAGTTGAGGATTTACCTCCCGGCTGGGGATTACTTCACGTTGTTAACGGAAGAGTACGGAAAGTACATGGGTGGCCCAAGGGTAATTGCTGTTGGGGTAATCCTGACGATAAGCCATTTACTGGAAATAAGCAGGTTGAATGCGATTACATGTTATCTGCATTAAGGCGCATGGAGTTGAGAGGGCACCTTAATGAAATATATGACGGTGTAATTGTTAATAAGAAAGAAGGAAACGCGGCATGATCACTATTACCAAAGAGCGACTGCTGACAATCCAGCATTGGCGCGAAACATACGGACCGGGTAGCAACGTTGTGCTTCCAGCAGAAGAAGCGGAAGAGCTGGCACGGATTGCGCTGGCATCGCTGGAAGCAGAGCCGGTGGCAAAGATTATAGCTCATTACCCATTAGGGGTTGACGTAGGCAAACAAAAATTCGTACAGGCCATTAGAGAGCTTCCTGACTTTGGCGGATATCTATTTGCCGCCCCTCCAGCGCCGATAGTGCCGGAAGAAATGTATTGGCAGGATGCGCCAGTTGAAGGCAGCAGCAAAGCGGCTGCATACGCTACAGGCTGGAACGATTGCCGCGAAGCCATGCTTCAGTCCGGAAACTTTCGGGAAAATAAAGATTCGTCAACCAATAATTTTCGGAAAATCCCGGAAGCGTCAACCAGCTCTCCGGTAACTCCGGCTCTTCTGCCTGGTGGTTTCACCATTGAGGAGGCGAAGGAATTACATGAAGACCTGGTACGCAGCCACATAAGCAAGGCCTTAAGTGGCGAAAAGATGAAAAAGAAAGATCGCGATGCTGATTTGCGCTGGATTCATGGCGTTATAGTTCAGGCAGCGTGGTTTGTAAAAGCATCACTGGAGCAGAATGCACTATCGGGCAACTATCCGGTAACTCCGGATAGTTGGATAAGCTGTAGTGAGCGAATGCCGAAAAAGAATCAGAACGTACTTATTTCGGTGAATTTCGATAGTGATCTGGTTGAGCCGCTAATATGCTCCGCACGCTATACCGGAAGCACCTTTCGGCGAGGAGAAGCAACGATTAAGCCGGGCAATGGTGTTGAGCAGGTAACACACTGGATGCCGCTACCAGAACCGCCGCAGGAGGTTAACCGTGGCTAACCTGCAACTTGCCGTCAAAGGTGAATACTTCGCAGATAGTTTCCCCCAAATCTGGGGAAAAGCCCGAATGGCGCGGCTTACAGCAAGATAAGGCCTACATGATTTGACAAATCCGCCAGAGCTATCGCATACTGACCGCACTAGAACTTCAAAGCGGTCATCCGCACCCGATAGCTTTGCGGCTTTTTTATGCCTGCAATTTGGCATAGTCACATCCGTACAAAGGTCGGGTGGAGAGGCGTAATACAATACCCGCAAGGGGAATATGCCCGGAGCATCTTTGAAGGCTCTAGTTGACACCCGATCACCAGCCACTAACTGGTGATTGCTAACTAAAACTTCAAAGGAGGTCATCATGACCAGTCAACTCATCCCCGTATTCAACGGCACTATCGACAACGAAACAATTCTTCTAGTTAACGCTCGTGATCTACACTCTTTTCTTGGTGTGGGCAGAATGTTCGCGCACTGGGTTAAAGAACGCATTGCTGAATATGGATTCGTTGAAAGCCAGGACTATATTTTGATTTGCCAAAATGGGCAAACCAAAGGGCGAGGAGGTGATCGCCGTAGCAAGGACTACCACCTAACTCTCGACACAGCCAAAGAACTGGCGATGGTTGAGCGTAACGAAAAAGGCCGCCAGATCCGCCGATACTTCATCGAGTGCGAAAAGAAACTTCGCCAGAGCCTTTTACCTGCACCAATGAACATCAACTACCCTCTATCGTGGTTTTCAGAGCACCCCCCCTACTCCATGATGAGCTATGTTGATCGAAAAACTCTTAACCTGGACGTTTCTGTGCTCTTCGACATGCCAAGCCCAACTATGCGCATCCTCAATGAGCTACACAGCAAAGGCTATAACGTTGACGCCGCTGTCGCTGAATTTAACGCCTTCAAGCATCTGACGGAAGAAATGCGCCGCACGCTACAGGATATTTCAAGATTGTCAGATCGAAATTCCCGAAAAGGCTTCTCGTTAAGCCTGTAACTTCCCCTACCATCCCCGACATCCCGTCGGGGTTTTCATATCTGGAGACAAAAATTTGAAACAGATCGCTTTCTACAGGCGTTCTGGAAGGCCCGGTGCCTTCCGTGGGTTAAAAGAACGCGTCACCTGGATGATTCAGTCTCGTGGTCGTCCTGTTACTGGCAGTGAAATAGCAGAGAAATTTGGTGTTTCACTTTGCGAGTTCAACAAGGTAGCTCGCGGCCTGACAAAGGGCAGTAAGGTTGTGAAAATAAAGGCTTCAGAACCATTCACCACAGACACCGGAATCGTTGATCGCTTTTTCTCCCTCGAATCAAATCCTCGTCGTGACACACCTCGCTCACGCAATGCCGTTCCTCCATTCAGTCGCAGAAGCCGTGAACACGCAGCAAAAAACTGTCGCGAGGAATACGTGCAAAAGGCCGAACGCCGTCGCCGACTGATTAAAGCAGGACTTTACATTGATGAGTTTGAAAACGCGCTATGACGAAAAAATACACCCTCATTTACGCAGATCCCCCCTGGACATTCCGCGACAAAGCAACCGATGGTCAACGCGGTGCAAGTTTTAAATATCCGGTCATGAGTCTTCTGGATATCTGCCGCCTCCCGGTATGGGAACTGGCAGCCGATAATTGCCTGTTGTCTATGTGGTGGGTGCCTACACAACCACTTGAAGCATTGAAGGTTGTAGAAGCGTGGGGCTTTCGTCTGGTGACGATGAAAGGATTAACCTGGAACAAATGCGGGAAAAGACAGACCGACAAGCTGGTCATGGGTATGGGTAGCACCACTCGCGCTAACAGCGAAGACTGCCTTTTTGCAGTGAAAGGAAATCTGCCCGAACGCATTAACGCCGGAATAATCCAGTCATTCACTGCACCGCGCCTTGATCACTCCCGCAAGCCGGATATGGCTCGAGAAAAGCTTGTGCAACTTCTTGGCGATGTTCCCCGGATAGAACTGTTCGCCCGCCACACCTCGCATGGATTTGATGTATGGGGTAACCAATGCGGCACACCATCCATTGAGATGGTTCCGGGTATTGTTAAATTTCTGGAGAAAACCAATGAGCGAAAAAACGACGTTGACAAAGGCATCACCAGTTGAATTAAGGCAGTGTCTGGAAATCGCAAATCAACTTGCCAGAAGTGGAATACGATTTGTTCCAATCCCGATTACAGCAGATGCAGAACTTCATCTGTTTGGTGAAATTCTTTCCCGAAAGCTGGATGAACTGGAAAAGCTGGTAGAAGAAGCTGACACCTCACTAACCGTATAACAGCCCCACCGACATTAAAATATCAGGAGAAAAAAATGAACGCAGTGCTCACAGAATTGAACAAATTAGGAAAAGCATCAGCCGAAAGTATTTCTAAAGGTCTCAATATTGATTTGAATGACGTTATTGACACTCTATGGAAGTTAAAAAACCAGGGGGTAGTAACTGTAAAAAATGGCATCTGGCAGGCAGTTGCAAGGGAAGTGGACAAAAAACCAAATATCGCCTCAGTGCAGCCAGTGCAGCCAGTGCAGCCAGTGCAGCCAGTGCAGCCAGTGCAGCACAACATTATAGGTGACCTGCTACGTAAATCACGGAAAGAAGCGCGTCGCGCCGGGCAGAAACAGAAACGATGGGAGGGTGCATGTAAGGCGCTGCAAGAACTGAATAAATACCGTGACTTGATCAACGAATTGTCAGAGTGAGCGAATCACAGAGAGAATATTTTGAGAAACAACCCGCGTACATTAATATTGTTTTTCCTTTCTCTAATGACGGGCGGTATCCTGTTATTCGCAGGAACAACATTATTTATTTTTGTTGCCCGGCTAACTGCGAGGATAATGACATGAAAATCACATTTGAAAGTTACGGTTTAACAGCAAGTGTGGTTATCTCCAGCTCTATATTCGAAAGCCGCAAACATCAGCATATCGTTGATGCAGTGAAACTCAAAGCCCCGGAAGTTACCGTCACAACACATGGACTTTTCAGGATACGAACGACGTTGACTACAACACACCTCTCGGCATGCCGTGTTTATGATATGGCACTCAAGGAATACAACCAGTGTTCGTCCTGATCCAGCGCGGGCAGTCTTTCGTTGATGCCAACAACTATCCGGTAGAAATATGCAAGGTAACTCTGACTCAGGTGATCTACCGAAGGCTCGACGGCAGAACCAGAGCCACTTCAATTGGTGCATTTAATGAAGAATTTGAGCGAATAGAGCACAACGAACTGCATATGATTAAAGCGGAAATTGAGAAGGAAAAGCATATTGCCAGCCTTCGAAAAATGCGCCGTACATCAATCAACTAACAACCGCCTTCGGGCGGTTTATTATGCTGTTGAAAAACATGTAGAAAAGGAGAGCATACTATGGAAATCAACTTAATGACCGAAAAAGAAGTTTCTGAGTTGTTACAAAAAAGGCGCACAGCTTTGTATAATTTGCGAAAAAAACACGGATTCCCTGATCCAGTACTTACTCATCCGGCGCGATATAGCCGTCAGGCCGTTGAACAATGGCTTAAAGCCGGAGGAATTAACCGAGCTGTTTAGCGTGCCAGAAAATTTTATCAGCATACAACTCATACGCATCTTTCTGTTCCGACAACCAGTCGTGTTTATTATACACGGCCATCACTCCTCCCAGTTCATGCCCCAGCATTTTTTCAGTGACGTGGGGCATAATTCCTTCCCCAGATAAATTCGTTACCAGAGAACGCCTAAAATCATGCGTTCTCCATTCAGGAATATCAATTTTCGCCCTGAGTTTTTTCATGTACAAATTAGCAGACGAACGGTCAATAGGTTTATCTATTTCCTGCCCTGGGAACAGCACATCAAATCCGATATTAAGCAATCGCTCAATATAAGGCTCAACCTGAGTAAATATCGGACGTCGGATAATATTACCCATCTTTGAATGCTCTTTAGGGGTTGTCCAGACCAGATCTTCCATGTTGAACTCACTGGCTGTAGCGAGACGTAGCTCAGAAAGCCTAGCCCCCCATAGCAATAGCAATTGATGTAACAGCTTGTTGGAAGTAACCACTTTTGAGTTCTCCAGTGCCAGCCAGATCTTTGCCAGTTCCGTATAGGTAAGTACGCGACTCCCCACATCTGGTTTCTTCCCAATATTCTTTACACTGAGTTTGAGTAATTCGCATGATGGGATTAACTGGCGGCTGATACACCAGTTAATAACTGAACGCAGTTGTAACAACAGAACACGAGCCTTTTTCTTGTTGAGGCTTTCTTGTTTGTCAAAAAAGCGAGCCCAGGCCAATACAGGGATACCGGCAACTGGCGAGTCTTCAAACTGTGTGTACATGGTGTTGTACACAACAGATCTATAAAGCGTCTGAGTATTGGGTTTCAGGCCGCTAACATACTTATCCCACCACTGATCCAAGCATTCTTTTAATGTCAATTCGCCATCACTGGGGGCAAAATAATTTTTAGGGTTAACTCCCTTCATGTACAATGCGCGCATCTCACCGACGATAACACGTGCGTCCTTCAGTGAAGTGGACGGATAGCGCCCGACAGTAAGACGTACTGGCTTACCATTCCAGCGATAACGGTACTGAAACGTGATAGTTCCTGCTGGAGTAATCCGCACACTTAACCCGTCACCATCGGTGATTTCAGCAGGGCCAGAGTAGGGTTTTCCGTATAGGCCTCGTAGTTTGGTGTCACTCAGTGCCAATGCTTTATATCCTGTACACAAGTTTATAATGTATTCTGTACTCAATATGTACGCATTAGCAAGTGAACAAAACACTTTTCAACGCAAAAGAAGATAATCAACCATGAACAAAAACGAACTTACACCTTGATTTTAAAACCATAAAGACGGTATTATCAGTCATATGGTGAACAACCAAAATCAATACGCAACAACGTCCTCTTAGTTAAATGGATATAA